ATAATCCAATTGCCTGCGTTGACTATGCTGCTCTTTATCCTGCTTCAATGATGAGTGAGAATATTTCTCATGATAGTAAAGTTTGGACAAAAGATTATGACCTCGAAGGGGTTTTGACGAAAGAAACCGGTGATTTGAAATACGATAATCTCCCTGATTATGATTATGTTAATATTCCATACGATAACTTCCGTTATGAACGCAAATCGGCAACAAGTGCAGCAATCAAAGTAAAATGTGGAACAAAAGTATGCCGCTTCGCACAGGCCCGTAGTGGGGAACGTGCAATTATGCCCAGTATTTTGGAGGAACTACTTTTGGCACGCAAGACGACAAGGAAAATGATACCACTACAGACTGATGATTTCATGAAAAATGTATTGGATAAAAGACAACTTGGATATAAAGTTACAGCGAATTCGCTCTATGGACAATGTGGTGCAAAAACGAGCACATTTTATGAAAAGGATTGTGCAGCATCTACGACTGCTGTCGGGCGAATGTTATTAAATTACGGGAAGAAGGTTATTGAAGAATGTTATGGTAATACTATATGCGAAACAAAATCACATGGACCTGTTCTTACCAAAGCAGAATATATATATGGAGACAGTGTTGCCAGTTATACTCCCATCTATATTTGTACGACAAATTCTTATGGACAAGAAGTTATGGATATAGTACAGATTGAAGATTTGATTCATCGATTTGGAAATGGAAAATGGGAGAAATGTATGGATCTAGGTAGAGAAGAAAAAGAAGTATATCAATTCGATCGAGTTATTATGACATGGTCTGAGACTGGTTGGACGCCAATCGAGAATATTGTGCGTCATGTGCTTTCACCTAATAAACAAATGGTGCGTATTATGACGTTAAATGGTTTGGTTGATGTGACAGATGATCACTCGTTATTGACTGCTGATGGACAAGAGATATCACCAAATCAGGTGAATATTGGCGATGAATTATTACATTGTTCGATTCCATCGCAATATTACCTATGTGATTGGAAAAATAACTTGCCGTATTTTAAAGATTGCTATGATAATTCATGTAAGATTCCTATATTAAGATATTGGTTAAGTCAACGAACACAATATTTTGAATATATCGATCATATCAAAGTGATAGGAATGAAGTATATTGTTCCAGATATTTATGATAATGACGATTTAAGAGAAGATGGAACATTTGATTATAATCAGGAACTACTTGCAGAAATATACATGTGTGTTACACAAGTATTTAAATACGAATGTCACATTGATATTGATTGTTCTTTGACGATCTATCCGCAATTTAAATATGGTCGCAATTCATTGGATAAATGCTATCATTTGAAAGAAAAAATACCGATTGATTATTGTGGTGGATCAAATGGCACAAAATATGTATACGATTTGACCACTGAAAATCACCATTTTGCAGCAGGAATTGGAAATATCATTGTTCATAATACAGACTCTGTATTCTTCACTTTTAACTTGGAGACTCCACAAGGGGAATTAATTAGAGGAAAAAAGGCACTGGAGATAACAATCGAATTGGCGCAACAGGCAGGACATTTAGCATCATCATTCTTGAAACAACCACATGATTTGGAATATGAAAAAACATTCATGCCATTTTGTCTGCTGTCAAAGAAGAGATATGTAGGGATGTTATATGAAACAGACCCAAATAAATGTAAAAGAAAAGAGATGGGAATTGTATTAAAACGACGAGATAATGCGCCAATCGTCAAGGATATTTACGGTGGGATCATCGATATATTGATGAAGAAACAGAATATCGATGAAGCGATTACCTTTCTAAGAACTGCCTTGAGAGGTATCATAGATGAGACATTTCCTATACATAAATTCATTATTAGTAAATCATTAAGAGGTGGATATAAGAATCCGCAACAAATTGCACACAAGGTATTGGCAGATCGAATGACACAGCGAAATGAATGTAAACCGACATCAGGAGATAGAATACCTTATCTCTTTATTCATAATGCGAATAAGCATGCTTTACAAGGAGAGAAGATAGAGACTCCGGACTATATCAAAGAACGACGATTAAAGATAGATTATTCTCATTATATTACGAATCAAATAATGAAACCAGTTCAACAATTATTTGCACTCGTTTTAGAGAATATATGGGTGAAGCAAGGTAAAGTCGCAAAAATAGGTAAGTTCAAGAAAGAATGTAAAAAACTGCGTGAAACAGAACCGAATGAAGATAAATATCAAACGAAATTAGAAACAATGAAGAATAAAGAAATCAAGGTATTATTGTTCGATGAGTTTCTCAGAGAAACAAATAATATAAAAGAAAGTAATCAAACAATGACACAGTTCTTTCAGTTAAAATAATCAACTTTTGGGAAATCAACCTTCGGGAAGTGGATAGGTTGAACCAAAGAACGCCGTATATATGTATTTCATTGCTCGTTGCTGTGCGCAACAGAGGTGGACCCTCCACTTCAAGAAGTGGAATCGTATAATAATATGAATAATTTTATTTATATTATTATGGGCGGTTCTTTTAGTTTTTTTGATGATGATGAAGATGATAGTATAGAACAACAGTTTGATGATATTACAGATACTGCTCCACCTAATGAAATAGCTATATCTATCAAAAAAAAGAAACGCCTTTCAGCAAGAGATCGAGAAATTTTAGAAAATGAAGCAGAAACAGAAAGAACTGATATTAAGAAGAGTCGATGTCGACATAGAGAGAAACGCAAAAAAACGAAACGAAAAAGAGTTTCGTTTAATGAAGAAATGAGCAACTATTAAACTGATGTTTTTTACTTACATGTACATATATTACTTCAATAATATTTGAAAATTGTCGATTTAAAATACAGATTTTATAAGATAATATAACATTATAATATAATAATGTCATACGGAAAATATACATATGGAAATCCTATAATACATTGGAAAAATGATAATGCTAAATTAGTAATAGGTAATTTTTGTTCAATAGCAGGAAATGTAAATATATATTTAGGAGGTAATCATAGAAGTGATTGGGTTACAACATATCCATTTGGTCATATACATCAAACTACATTCAATAATTTTAATGGTATTGGGCTTCCATCAACAAAAGGAGATGTAATTATAGGCAATGATGTATGGATTGCAGATAGTGTAACGATTATGTCAGGCGTTACTATTGGTAATGGTGCTATAATAGCAAATAATAGTCATGTTGTTAAAAATGTAGAACCATATAGTTTAGTTGGAGGAAATCCTGCAAAATTAATTAAATATAGATTTACAGCAAAACAAATAGAAAAACTATTACAAATTAAATGGTGGGATTGGAATGATGAAAAAATAAATAAATTTACTCCTTTGTTATGTAACATTAATATTGATGAATTTATAAATTCTGCGCTGTCAAGTTAGCTTCTATTGTTAGAAGAATCTGTATTGTTATCAGAAGATGCAAAATATATATGATGTCTGCTTCGTTGAGATGCTTGTGGTCTTGTATTGTTCCAAAAATAATTACCAGTGCTACCAGTGCTACCAGTGCTGCCAGTGCTATTAAATAAGCTATTCAATAATGTTTCTGTAATATAATTTAAAGAAGCATCGTTGGGTATTTGTGTAGACAAAGAAGATTGATTATCAGTTATATTAGTATTTATATTAGGATTATTTCTTATATCATACCGACAAACTGGACAACGGACATTTCTTTGAAACCAATTAGTAATGCCATTTCTATCGAAAATATGACCACAACCAATAATTTGTGTAACTGGACTATCATTTTCAAATCTATGTAAGTGAATTGGACAACTGGTATTTAATGGATTTACAATATCAGAAAATATCAATTGTGATGTATTTCTTTCTATTTCTGTTTGTTGTGCTACTATATTTACATCTTCATACTCCGTTTGAATAATAGGAATTACAAAATCCATAATGTAAGAATAATCTCTTAATGAATCATTGCTTTCACGTCTACGTTGTTGTGGTTGTTGTGGTTGTGGTTGTTGTTGTTGTGGCTGTGGCGTTGTAAGTGTCGGTATTGGTATTGGTATTGACGTCGTATACAATTCCCTATTTGGTCGGTCATGAACGCGCATAATATAATCTATGATTTCTCTCGTTTCTCTGACTTCATTATACATTAGATCTATATTCCGTAATTGATGATTTAATATGTCAGTATAATATGTTAATGCATATCTATCATCATTATTTAAATAAAAGCTATTATTGTTGTTTCTTCTAAAACGTCTCATTATATTAATTAATAATTATTTTGTTTAAATGTAAATACCTGTTTAATAATAATGAATCCGCAACAGAAACAAAATACTAGAACTTTACGTGGTATATCAGGGTTAGCTAATTTGGGTAATACATGCTTCATTAATTCATGTATCCAAATACTTTCTCATACACACGAATTAAATAATCTATTAGATGATTCAACAATACAGTTAAAACTGAATAAACAAAACCCATTTGATGTTCTGTTATTGAATGAATGGGATATTTTACGAAAACTAATGTGGTCTCAAAACTGTACTATCTCTCCTGGAAGATTTATTAAACAATTACAAAATATTTCTATTCATAAAGAGAGAGAAGAATTCTCTAATTTTAGTCAAAATGATTCCAGTGAATTTTTTCTTTTCATGATCGATTGTCTTCATTCTGCTCTCTCTCGTCAAGTAAATATTGATATAACAGGTATTCCTAATAATGAATTAGATTTATTAGCAGTATCTTGCTACAAAAAAATGAAAGAAATGTATAATAAAGATTACTCCGAAATTTACGATATGTTCTATGGCATTCACGTTTCTCAAATTATCTCATTGGATGAACCTAACCGAGGAAGTGTATTAAGCAATACACCTGAACCTTTTTCTATTATTAATTTACCAATACCACAAATTAAACAACCATCACTCATCGATTGTTTAGAATTATACCTACAAGGAGAGATTCTAGACGGTGACAATGCATGGTATAATGAAAATACTAAGACAAAACAATCTATCCAAAAACAGATAATTTACTGGAGTTTGCCCAAAATTCTAGTCATTGATATTAAACGATTCAATCCTTATAATTATCGTAATAAAAATCAGGTTCACATATCTTTTCCCCTCAACAATCTGGATTTATCGAAATATGTTATTGGATATTCCCCGAACCAATATATATATGATTTATATGCGATATGTAACCATCACGGGGGTACTCTTGGTGGACATTATTACTCTTTTATTCGTGTTTCTAACAAATGGTTCTGCTTTAATGATACAACAATATCCGAAATTACAAATATTGATCAACTCATTACTCCCAACGCATATTTATTCTTTTACAGAAAAAGAGAGAAAAATAACTAACCATGTCATGTCATTGAAGAATAAGGACAAAATCATTGATTGTCCTTCTTATTTTAAACCCAATAAATATATTATATACAAAATATATAATATATGGACGTCAATACCGGGTTTACTGTAGATCCAAATAACATGTATCGGTATATTTCCAGTTTTTTTACGAATCCAAATGTCTATGTAATCATATTTGCTGTAATATTGATTGTTATCTTCATTTTTATGGGTTTATTGGGTTCATCATCTTATACAGAAACAAGTAATTTTGATTCGTCATCATCAACGTCATCAACTCTAATGAGTATTATCAAATTATTAATCGGTATCATTTTTATAGTTTTCTTTATATTATTTATTATATGGATTATCCCCAGACACTTCTGGAATATATTTAATATTTTCAATCTTAGCACTACAGCAGATATACATAATACATTTTCTAAAAATCCAGTCATTGATATTGATGTTCAACAAAATACTGGATCATCAAACACAACTACAAATACAAAACCTTCTTTTTCATCTAAAAAATCACAAGTTTTCAATATACCAGGAAACTATTATGGTTATGAGGAAGCAGCAACATTATGTCAAGCATATGACGCGCGTCTTGCAAAATATGATGAAGTCGAAAAATCTTATAATGAAGGAGGAGAATGGTGTAATTATGGATGGTCTGATGGACAAATGGCGTTATTCCCTACACAAGCAGAAACATATAAAAATCTACAAACGATATCTGGTCACGAAAACGACTGCGGTAGACCAGGCGTTAATGGTGGTTATATTGCTAATCCAAATGTGCGATTCGGTGTCAATTGCTACGGTAAAAAACCAAAAATGACAGATAAAGAAAAAGAATTGATGGAAACTACAACACCTTATCCATTGACAGAAAAAGATATATTAAAGGATGAACAAATCAAATACTGGAAACAAAAATTGGATAATATACTCGTTTCGCCATTTAACTATAAAAATTGGAGCAAAGTATAAAAGTCACATTTTTAAAAGTGATTTCTAATGTCGATTACGCTTCGTATTTTTCGTCTTATTTGTATGCCCTTTATTTCCTTTTTGTCTAATTGTTTTCTTCTTTTTCTTCTTTTTTGATTGTGTATCAACAGAAGATGCTGTAAATGACCAGTCATTTAACAATTTTGTATATAATTCATCGTCAATTATTTGACTATTTGATATGCCTCCGCCTTCGGTTAACCCTTCTAGAATATCTTCTTTTACAGAACTATCTCGCATATCATATAATAAACCAAATGGTATAGAATTGCCAATTAGTGTTTTATATGCCGCATCATTTGATGTAGTAAGTTGGTTTTTCAGCAATAGAGATCCAACATCAAACCCACCACTTACTATTTCACCGTCACCTCCTGTCATTAATACCATTTCAGATACATTAATATGTTCATTCATAGTCAATATATTATGATTACTTTATTTATTCATTTGACTAAATATTATAATTAATTGATTATAATATTTATCTTTTATTTATCGGTATCTTCTTCTAGTTTTTCTGCCTTGATTTCCAAATCCAGAATTACGACCTCGTGAGTATACATTGCGCTTATTTTTTCCATACATATATTGAGATGCCCATAATGCAGCAGGAACAGAACCTTGTGCTAAAACTGCACCAATTGAACCTCCGCGTCTTCCTCCTTGATATACCCCTGGAAAACCTGAATTAGCCTGTGTAGGTTCAATTGAACCACTCATTCCAACAGCAGCATTTTGCGCTGTTATATTAGAGCCTGCCATTGTTGAACCCCACTGAGTTGCTCCAAATCCTGCACCCCCTCTAAATCTTCGATTTTTGCCAGTTCTTTTTCTAGTACTTCGTTTTCTTCCGTGTTTACTCATATATCTATATCTATATTTTTTTATTTTTATTGTTCGTTTTCTATTTTGTAATCTTCTTTTTGAACGCCGCTTACTCCCCCCATTTATTGATTGATTTTGTTTTTCTGTTTCTTCTGCAAGTTTTATATTTAATTCTTCTATAACGAGATCCATAAATTTTTTAAATTTATTTAATGCTAGTTTTTGAACAACTGGATTATTTTCATCACATGAATTATTAATTTTGCTAGAAGGAGCAGTTGTGTTAGAAATAACAGTTGTATCAGAAGGAACAGTTGTGCTAGAATCATTTGTGTAAATTGTTTCAGTTGTGTCAATTGCGTCAGTTGTGTTAGAAGGAACAGTTGTGTTAGAAATAACAGTTGTATCAGTTGTGTTAGAAGGAACAGTTATGCTAGAATCAGTTGTATCTTGATTAGAATTTAAATCACCTTTTTCAGCCTGAAAAGAATAATTTGCTTGAGGAGTATCAAACGTAGTTTGCGTTATAGCTTTTACATCAGGGTGATCGGTAATAGCTTTTACATCAGGGTGATTTGCAACAGCTGTTACAGCAGTTTGTGCAGCAGTTTGTGCAGCAGTTTGTGCAATATTCTTCATAGTTTCTGTAAAAGTATTAGTATGTGGTTTATTTTCTGGTGAGCTTGGTTTTATAGCATCAGTTTCAGACATACTATTATATGATATTACAATATAATAGTGTAATAAATTAATATTGCTAAATTACAAAAAATATTATTTATTTAAATACGTGTAAATTTTATTCTTTCGATTACTTATTTTTTGTTATGTTTTGCTACGGATCAAAATAGTTAATATCGCTAAAATCATAATAAATATAAATATTATGATACATACTGATATGTAAATATATGGGCGCACTTCATCCATAATCATATCAATAACTGGTTCAAATACATTTTTAATTTTATATTTTATATCTTCTCTCTTTAAAATATCCAAACATTGAGAGAACAAACTATCCTTCATAATAAACAAAACGAAAAAGATATACCAATTTTTGCGATGTATAAACCTTATTCTTTTAAACCTGTAAAGGTTGGGGAACCCAACCTGTCATGTCATTGAAGAATAATGGAGGCGTTTCGCATCCCTTATTCTTTTCCTTTTATCTAATAATGAGTAATATTATTCTACCAAACGACGAATTCCAATTCGACTTATTACATTTAGCACATCCATCTTCTATTCCAGGTTCTGCTTATTTTACGAAAATATATTGTTCTGGAAAACCCCTTTATGTTCAAACTCCTAAAAGTTTTACAAAACAAGGATTTGTCAAAAACGGTAAAAAGATTTATTCGGAATTAATGTTCGATAATAATGAACCTGTGTTTATTCGTTGGTTAGAGAATCTAGAAACCAAATGTCACGAAATGATTTATGAAAAAGGAGATGAATGGTTTCAAGAAAAAATGGAGAAATCAGATATCGAAACAGCCTTTACATCACCGATACGAATTTATCGTTCTGGTAAAAACTATTTACTCAGAACAAATGTTAAGATCAATCATGCTACAAATATACCAATTATCAAGATATATAATGAAAATGAAGTGCCATTAAAAATGGATGATATAACACATGATAAGCAAATTATTTCAGTGATAGAAATTCAGGGCATCAAATTTACATCACGAAGTTTTCAAATAGAAATAGAAATGAAACAAGTAATGGTATTAGATAATGATATGTTATTCGATAAATGTGTGATTGATACAGGTGTAAAACATTTAAACAATCCAGTTATAAAATGCAAAACAGTTGATAAAATACAAATCCCGAAAGAAGAAGAAGAAGAAGAAGAAGAAGAAGTTGGCGAAATGGATATAAATTCAGATGAAGAAGATGACTCTGTAGGAAACACAATGAATTTCAAACCCAATAAAAATGTAAACGAATTATGTAAAGAAGAGCCTAAAATAGATGAGACAATGACATTGATAGAAGATAGTTTAGAAAAAGACACTCCAAGCGAATTCAGCGATTTCAGTGAAATCTCAATGGATTTAGAAGCGGAACAGAGTGATGTTATGAAGTTAAAAAAGCCAGAAGAAGTCTATTATGAAGTTTATAGATTAGCGAGAAAAAAGGCAAGAAGATTAAAGCATCAGGCGCTTTTAGCATTTTTAGAAGCGAAAAATATAAAGAAAACATATATGTTAGACGATTTAGAAGAAGATGATAGTGTAATAAGTGAATTGGATTTTAAACATATCGAAGAGATATTAAATTATAACATGGAAGAAATATAAATGATAAATGTTTAAAATTATGTTATGTTTAGAAGAATTAAATGTATATTTCAAAAATATTTTATTCTAATTTTATATAATGGGTTCAGGATTTGATTCTATTAAGAAATGGTGTAAAAATACAGGAGCAGGCACTATCATCATATTATTAGTTGTTGTTTTTGGGATAGGTTATCTTCTTCGTTATATGAATAATAAGGGTAGATATGGACCAGAATATATGACATCAAACTCACAAGGTAGTGTATATCAACAATCGAAACCTTCCAAAAAGGGTTCTATGTCCGCATCACAAACGGGAGTGATTCCATCTGAACCGTTGGGACAAAATGAGATATTCGCATCGGTATCTGGAATTTCGACACCGAATAAAGGAATGCCTACTTCATGTTCCAAGCCAAATATACAGAATCCATCAGAACTGTTGCCAAGGGATTCAAATAGTCAATGGGCGCAACTGAATCCATCAGGAAAAGGAGACTTAGCAAACATCAATTTATTAAAAGCTGGATATCACATTGGAATAGATACAGTCGGTCAATCATTAAGAAATGCAAACTTACAGATCCGTTCGGAACCACCTAATCCACAAACATATGTTGGACCATGGCAACAAAGCACAATAACACCTGATTTTATGAGACCGCCATTAGAGATCGGTAGCACTACAGGGACTCTCTAGGTAATTAACTTAACATAATATATATTGATGAATAAATATATATTATATATTTTTGTTGGAATCGTGGTATTAGTGTGTTTAAGAGTATATTATACATCGGAAAATCTACAATTAAAATGTGTCATTTCGACAGTAGATGGCAATAAATATTGCGTGAGAGATCGTGTAATGGTTCAAGAAGCTGTCGATTTATTGGCAAATGTCGTAATGAAAATGAAACAATTAGTGGATTATATGGCGAAAAAATATCCAAATGAAGATGATGTACAGAGATTGAAGCGTAATTTTAACCCCAACAAAATAACGGAGACCTTACCGACGAGTGAATTAACTGCATATAGTGAAAATAAAGGAGAGAAAATGGCATTTTGTTTGAATAAAACGAAGAATACTGGAACATTGATAGATGAAAATACATTGGTATTTGTTGGAATACATGAATTAGCGCATACAATGACTGTTTCAGTCGGTCATAAGCAGGAGTTTTGGAAGAATTTCAAATTTCTTTTAGAAAATGCTGTAAAAATTGGTATCTATGATCCAGTAGACTATAAGAAAAAACAACAGAGTTATTGTGGTATGACAATTACCGATAATCCATATTATGATATATAATATATAAATTAGAATACTTATAATTATATAGTTAATTTATATATGTCACAGTCACAGTCACAATTAAAAAGTAATTACCCCTATAAAATTTTTCAATTAAAAAACCAGACTGATATTGAACGGATTATTGTATTTTATGGAGATACTGGCAATGAAGATCTGGATTTGAATGAGGTAATCAAGCGAGATAAAAATGCGATGATTATTCAAGAGGTATTTAGTGAATCAGAGAAAAGGATGATAGCTGCCACAAATGTGAGTATATATTTTTCTAGACAGCAGATTCATTTGGATGATACAATTAGCGATATTAAATTGAAAATTATTGATGCTGTGAATGAAGCAATGGGATCAGTAATGTCATATGATGAAATATACCTTTTCTGTGAAGAAAAAAAACGAATAAATATTTTCCGTATATTTCAGACACTGTCAAATCATAAGCGACGTTTGGTAACTCGTAGTCGATTGGACAATTTTCTCTCTAATATTATTTTAAACGAGAGTAGAGAGAAAATTGGGTTTAATATAGAAGACAAGACCGAATATGATTATGATGATATAATTTCATTGAACATTGAAGATCAGGTATTTTATATGGATCATACTTTGGGACAAATAAATCGCGAATTCTATAGAGTAAATCCATTTTCGGTGGGTGAATCCGCCTTTTTCAAAGGCGAACAAGATGATATCGATGTAATGACGACAACGAATAATGAATTACTTATGAATAATGGCGATATATTAGATAATCGTATTTACTTGTGTTTGGCAAGTGATGTATTAGGCGATAACCGTAAGGATAATGTAAAAATATATTTTCCTTATTTATTTGAAAAAGGTATATTGAATATAGAACAATTAGATTCTCAGAGAACTGAATTGGTACAACAGAGTATTCGCATGGTGGATGAGAATCGAGTAAATTATAACAAAGTAGATACGTTGTATGACATATATAGAGATACCAAAGTGCGGTCAAATAATGTGAGTATTGGAACTGGAATTCAAATGATTCGAATTACAATGAAACCAAGTTATAATATTAAAATACCATTAGATATCGTTTTTAAATTAATTCACGCGAGTGAGACGAATCCTTTTATTAAATACAATCCGGATAAGGCAAGTGAAAATATATTTAGATTATATGCAAATAAGGTATCTACAGATGGTCGTAAAATACCATATGTTCCAATGAAAACGAATTCGAAAGCAGGGTTTGATACGTTGGCGAATATTAATACATTGAATCGTGATTTTGGTATCATAACAAAAGCGTATAAAAGTGTAGTTTCTGCGTATATATATACAGAAGAAACGGAGATAAGTATTTGTGAGTTCTATGAAAATGGCGATATTCAAATTTATTGTAAGTTTTTAGATATAAAAGTATTGACTGATGTGGAAGACTTTATTCGTAGTCGAGTAAATCCATTGATAGAATATTTAAAAGTGAATATGGAACAGAATGGATATAATATATTATTATTCGATAAATTTCGTGATGAAAATATCATAGTAAACAATATTCATTATCAAAGTATGTATAATATGACGAGAGAAATATATGATAGCAAGAAGTTAGATTTCAGTGGTATTATTGACTGTATTAATGCAGTTTTTATTGCGGAAAAAATAAGTGGAGTAGAGGTTCCATTGAGATTTAAGAGAGTGGCAGATTTTGATGAAGATATGTATATAGAGTCGTCTATTTTGGACTTTATAAATGCAGGCGAATATAGTCTATCGCAAGAATATACACAACGAGAATTTTTACAATTATTAACGACAAATTATAATATAAGCAATGCAGATGCAAAACGGTTGATCGCAAGAACATCTAAAGAGTTCCAAATGAAACAGGATGCAGCGACAATGGGAAATATTAAAATGAGAAAGTTGAAGTTTACCATTCCTGGGTTCAAAGTAGTTTTTCGTTGTGATAATATAAACTTCAAGATAGTTGTTTCTGTAGAAGAAATAAATAATATTGCTTATTTGGATATTTTACCGATATATATAGATTCTGTTATACGGTTATTACAAGATAGATCGAGTATATCAATACCAATTGAATGTTATAATGTGTCAGATACGATTGCCCATATTTCTGTAGCAGCAGCGGCAGCAGCACAAATTACAGATATTACGGATTTAATTCATAAAACACGTCAAATTGCAGATATTAATGGAAAACCTGCTGTTGTAATTGAAGAAGTAGAAGAACCAGAATTAGATGAAGAAGAAGATCTAAATGATATGGGAATGATTGGATATAGTTCTGATGATTTTACAAGTAATAGTAGCGGTGGTCAAGTTAATTCTTCATCATCCAATTCTGGACCAATTGTTGCATCATCATCATCAGAGAACTCTTCCCCAATTGCTACTGCTGTATCATCGCCGGAAGAAGAAGAAGAAGAACCAAGTGTTCAAGATCAAAGCACTGCTTCAAGTAAACCAATTGTTCCTATTAAACCAATTATTCAAGATCAGAGAACTATTTTGGGTATTCCAATTTTTCCAAGTGAACCAGAAGAAGAAGAAGAAGAAGTTAGTGCTAGTGATCAAGATAAAAGCACTGCTCAAAGTAGTTCAAGTATTCCAATTGTTCAAAGTAGCCCAAGTATTCCAAGTGAACCAATTGTTCAGAGTAGTTCAAGTGAACCAGAAGAAGAAGCTAGTGCTAGTGATCAAGATAAAAGCACTGTTCAAAGTATTCCAATTGTTCAAAGTATTCCAATTGTTCAAAGTAGCCCAAGTATTCCAAGTGAACCAATTGTTCAAAGTAGTTCAAGTGAACCAGAAGAAGAAGAAGCTAGTGCTAGTGATCAAGATAAAAGCACTGCTCAAAGTATTCCAATTGTTCAGAGTAGTTCAAGTGAACCAATTGTTCAGAGTAGTTCAAGTATTTCAAGTATTTCAAGTGAACCAATTGTTCAAAGTAGTCCAAGTATTTCAAGTATTTCAAGTGAACCAATTGTTCAAAGTAGTCCAAGTATTTCAAGTATATCAAGTGTTCCGGAAGAAGAAGCTAGTTTTGTTTCAAGTATATCAAGTGAGCCAAAAAAAAAATCCAATTTCGAGACCGAATTTAAAAAGATACAATCTCAGTTTCAAAAAGAACCTGAAGATGATGGTTATTTTCCTAAAAGTAAAGCGAGTTCATATTCAAATATTGGTAAAAAAAGTATTTCCACAGAATTATCAAATCCTGAAGTTGATTATAATGAAATGCCAGAATTAGAACCCAGTTATGTTTTACCTGCGACAAAATCAAAATCAAAATCAGAAGAAGAATCCAACTTTGAAAAAGTTGGTCAAATGGGTTCCCCCGCAGAAGAAGAACCAGAAGAAGAACCAGAAGAAGAACAAAAATATCCTGCTGTAAAAGAATCCACAGACGTTGGTTCTCCTGCGGACGATGAATGGTTAGAGAATTGGGATGGTCGAAGTTTGACATACCCAAATCCATTTCAATCCAGAATAGAAAAGAAAGAACTAGTTTTCTTTGAAAAAAATGTAAGTAATTTATATAAAACATATTCAAGATCATGTCAATCTGTTCAGAGAAGACAACCTGTATTAGTTACGGATTCAGAGATGAGACGAATTATAAAAGATATACCAGACTTTTTAGAAAAAGGTTTACGTGATCAAACAATAATTCGCTTTGGTACAAATCCAAAATCAATGAATTATTATATATGTCCGAGATATTGGTGTTTAAAGACATGGTCACCTGTTACCGATAAAAATGCAAAGATATGTGGATGGCCAAATATAATACCACCAAACGCAAAGACTGTAAAACCCGGAGAATATGTATATCATTTCTATTATAAAGATGTTCATGGAACAGATGATGCGGATTATAAACAACACTATCCCGGTTTTATAAATAATAAAGATGGTCTGTGTATGCCGTGCTGTTTTAGTAAAATAGAAAAAAAACAAAAAGAGTTAAAATCAAAATGTATGTCAAATTTGCCTGATCCAATATTGGAAGAAATGAAAGCTAAAGCCGCATTTAAAGAAGGCGAAAAGGATATTTCTGGTCAAAAAGAATCTTCTGTAGAAGTTGCGCCCCCGGTAGAAGTTACTCCTCCTGTAGAAGGACAGAAAAAGACTATGAAAGCTATTCCCGCAGAAAAAGAGAAAAAGCACGAAGATATTAAAAAACCGACGAATTTTCCTCTTTCAAAAGGAATGTATGGACATTTGCCGATCGATATAACAATGTTTTTACATCACCAAAATGAGACTGGGTGTAATATAGAATATACAGACAATATCAATAAAATTATCAAAAACAAAGAATGTCTATTGCGTATCGGCGTCGAAGCCAATCCATTACAATCGTTTCTCTCTTGTATATCAGTATTATATCAATTTATATATGCAGAACCAGAGCAAAAATCAGTTGCTGCATCTAAAACTATAAAAGAATTTAAAAATGATATATTGATTCCTTTCGTAACATTAGATCGTTTCATTACTTCTCAAAATGGAGATTTAATACAGATATTTAAATCAGACAAATCAGAGAAATCAGAGAAAACAGATATAGCCCCATACACAGAAAGTATTCTATATAAAAAACTATTTAAAGACGGTGACGTTGAAACGACAGACCCGAAACACCAATATTTTCGAAACGTTGTTCAATCATATGAAAATTTCATTCGGTATTTAAACGATGATACGGTAATAATAGATTATACATATTTATGGGATATGATATGTAGTCAAGACGGTTTATTTATACAGAAGAAGGGTATTAACCTGGTCATTCTCTATTCTACATGTAATGATGAAACATGTAATGTGGAAATCATTTGTCCTACAAATCATTACTCTTCGAATGTATATAGTTCTTTAAAGCCATCTCTTTTTTTATACGCAGCAACAGATCATGGTCATCAATACTTTGAGCCAATATTTATGATTAAAAATGAAGATGCTAAGAGGATTGGTATCTTATCATTATTTCATATTCGTAACCCTACTTTGTCGCCTAATATAAAAAGAATATTAAGTAAAGTCATCGGTCCAATCATGAAACATCAATGTAACCCAATACATAAGTCTCGTGTATACAAATATGAAGATCCAATGAAGTTAGATGAAATGATCAAGGTATTAAAACGACACAATTATGATATTATTTATCAAGTCGTAAACTATGCAAGTAAAGTCATATTATTATTTGTTCATAAAGAAGAAAATGGTAAAGACGTTCAAGGATTAGTACCATGTTTTCCATCATCGATACGAAATGAATATGATTATGTATTTATCGGTGAACCAAGCATATATCAAAAATATAAAAAAACCCGCAATTTTTTAATCAATTTGAATAAAAATACAAAAATCAATTGTAAACCAAGGTTCAAAGTATTAGAAGATGAAAAAATCATCGGTATTTTGACAGAAACGAATCAATTTGTAAAGATTAGCGAACCAACGAAGTTCATTGAAGATATAAAAAATGATGACGATTTGATTCCATTAAGAGAGGATAATTTACTGGATTACTATAATAATGAAGATCGTATATTAAATGATGGCGAAGAAGATAAGGAACGGACAGAAGAAATATTATTAATTCGTTTAGAAACACTATTCTATAATGCGTTCAGAAATACAATTCGATTATTATTGAATAAATATGATTATGTCAAATTGAGAGAACAGTTGGAGGATATTATACAAAATATGTTCTTGACTTACAACCAGAAATATAAAATGGTATTAGATATATTAAAACATTTGGTTCGCATTAGTAATAAAATCATTTTTGTGGATATTGAAGTAAAGGATTATATCGGTGTAGTAAAAGACTTCTCAACCTGTTTATTTCTTGACAAAACAGAATGTGATATCAGACAACCATTATGTTCTTTCACAACGGATTGTCAATTAAATTTGCCAAATAAGGGGATTTTGTCAGAAGAATTGAAATATGATAATGAAACTATATATTTTGGTAAATTGACAGATCAGTTAATACGATACAAAAGAATCAATTCGTATATTTTCAAACCTAATACTTATTTATCTTTCGGTTCTCTGAATTATAACTTGAATAATGATGAAATTTTAATTATGGAAACAGAAGTGAAAGACTACTTTGAAAATTTGATAGAAGATAAAATTAATCCTTATGTTCATTATAATACATATGATAATGCAAATTTAATAGAGAAAAGGGCAAATTTGTCTGATTTCGAAAAGGAAGATAATAGTGAATGTGTTACAGAAATCGAAAAAGTGAAAATGATATATTGGAAGGCATGTTTTATATCCACTGATTTTGCTGCATTGAAATATTATAACACTAGTGCTTGTGGTTATAAAATTATTATTGATATAGTGAATCGTATCAGAGAAAAAGAGTTGACAATTGAAAATATTAAATCTGATTTATATAAACTATATTCTAATCTATTTCTGCGATATAAACAACAAATAATCAATATATTAGAGACTGAAGGAAAAAAGTATTTGACAGATCAATTAAACATGAAAAGCATAAATATAATGGATGTCATTTACTCTGAAGAATATTTTATTACTAATTTTGATTTGATGATATTAATGATTTATTACAAGATACCTGCTATTTTGATATCAAATAAACCGATATTTCTCTCTTTATACGAAAGACGATTCTTAATATTGAATGACACAATTGCAGAACCCAGTATATCTAATTCTCAAACTGCTGCTACTGCGGTTACTGCTGTAAAAAGTAATACTTTTGTATTTATAATTACATCACCGAGTAGAAATGAACATATTGCAACATATCAATTAATTAATAAAATCGAAGATAATCGTATACTTCTCTCATTGGATGAATTACAATGTAATAAGAAAAAAGATATCGAATTGGCTTTGACAGAATATACTGATATTAATACATTTTTAGGTGAATATCAGGTGAGAAAGAAAACAAAGTATCAAGAAAGAGGTAAAATATCTAAATTAAATGAAATACTAAGTTTACAGGCAGAACGAGAAGGTCATCCTATTGTTCCAATTGAGGTTGTCAAGAAGAAAACGACTGGCAAAAAAAAGACGAAAAGGTTTTTACCTTTAACGCCACCTGAAGTTGATCAAGATGAAACCATTGACCAGGAAAAACGCATTATTGAAGAGATTATTCTAACATATAAACCGGTTAAATGGAATCAGCTTCGTAAACAACCTAACTCAGAATTACCGCCACAATATAATCCCTATAGGGGTTTAACCATACTTGAATTAAAACAAAAAATAGGCAAGAAACAGAAGGCTAAAACGAAGAAACAAAGGCCTATTTTGTTACCTTCATCATCATAATATCATAATATCATAATATAATATTTTCTTCAATAAAAAATGTATTGATAATCATAATAATCCCGCAAATTATTATGATTCATTTATCTATCTATATTATTCTATTATTATCGCTTCTTATAATCCATCTGGCGAATAGTCATCGTCCTCCGCTTCCTCAGCAAGATCCATATCTGTATTCACATCAATATGAATATTATTATTAATCTTCAATTTAGAGGCAGAACATTGTGATCCAGCTTCTTCGATATGACCGAAGTGTTTATTGATGACATCTTGGACATCTTCTTTGTGATACCGATTTTGTTCACTAATAGTTAATGTCTTCATCTCTTCAATATCCAATATAATTTGAAACGCATTTGTTCCAAACATACCTTCTTGACCAACCATTACATTCGCTGAAATACCTCGCATTATATCCAATTCTCCATGTTTTGCCGCTTTCAAGAACATCTCTGGTGTTTCCTCAAAGGATGCTTTTGCAATAGGACCGATATTATCATTATTAATTCCATGACGGAAGATAGATATTAGTTTACTCGAATATGTCATTCTGTCACATAACATTGCCATGTGATGATAATTAATATACCCTCCATCAAACTCTAGAACTTCTGATAATTCAGTGTAAATAGTTTGTCTTGCTGCTTCAATGCCGAGGACATTATATACCTCCATAATATCATTGCTGAATGTTCTTGACATATCAATATAATCCAATGCAAGAATCTCTAACAAATTAGAACCGACTGTATCAAGCACCCAAATATCTTTCTTCTTGAACACACCAGATTGCTCTGATACATTATTCAGGATCTTTCGCAGAATAACCTTATTGATCTTCTTTATACCTCGAATAATAGTGCTGTTCAATAACTGTTCTTGAAAGTTCTTCAGCACATAGATATGATCAAATTGATCAAGAGGATCTGCCGCATTTTTCTTCTGTGATTGAAGAAGATTATTCATTCGAATACGAAATACCAAACTCTCTGAGTTATAGTCTGAGAAGATACATGATATTTCATTTCCGTAACTATTTTTCAAAGTGAAATGAATATCATCCATTGTAATATTTTTCTCCAACATGACTTCCGCATTCATTTCCATTCGTAACATCCATTTCGATTTGTCAGCTCCTGATGAATTACCATCTACATTACATTCACTTACGAGTTGTTCAAACCGATTATATTGCTGTAATAATTCCGTATCATTGAAACATGAACTGCTTGTTGTTTCATCTGATGGTTCAAAGCAGATCTCTATCGTATCGACAATATCAACAAGTTTTGTATATTCCAAAGAATACATAATTGATTGTGCTTTTGTTCTGTCATCTTCATCTTCTGGTTTCATATAAATCGTTAATGATGGATTCTTTGGTTCATTCGATAATGACAGAATTTCTTCAATACGAGGAACTCCACGAGTAACGTTTGACTTACTCGATACTCCAGCAAAATGAAATGTATTGAGAGTCAGTTGTGTTGTTGGTTCACCAATACTTTGTGCTGCGATCATACCAACCATTTCACCTGGCGCAACAATGGCACGCTTATAATCAAGTGAGATTTTCTCCAATAGAAGTGTCAATGCTGCTCGATTAAATCGTTTGACAAATAGGAGTTCTTTTGGTGCAAGATAGAAGTAGAATAATGTCTTAAATAATTCGGTTGGAGGAGAATAGTAGATCTTCTCCAGATGCGATAAACATTCTGTCATCATTTGGAACGCTTCCAAGAAAGTAATATCAATGATCGAGTTGGCATTAATCATCATTTGATTTTGAATATTGCCAATGAGATAACTGAATGCAACTGGACAATATACGTTACTATCGTCTTTATATCGAAATATACTTTCAACAATTTGATTGCGTTTCTTGATCATGAGATCTGTGTAGAACTTACACAATTTATTCATTTCGGTGATCTCTTTCTTGTATTGTTTAAAGCATTCTCCAGTCATAATACTTTTCAGTGATTTTGACAACCCTGCATCATTAGGGAAATTATAATGAGAATAAATGTCTTGGATACTCATTTTCACAAGAGGCATCGATTGATTCTCCACTTTTACCGTATCAATACCATCATCGCCATAAACGAATTGGACAATTTTATTCTTGTTCGTTCTCACTGTCATATCATATGACACCATCAAGTCTTCCAAACCCTTGATCAATCTTCTTTGAATATATCCAGTTGTAGATGTTTTCACAGCAGTATCAATAAGACCTACACGACCACCCATTGCATGGAAGAAGAGTTCTTGTGGTGAGAGTCCATTAATATACGAACTCTCAACAAACCCACGAGCAATTGGACTATCATCGTATTTGGTGAAATGAGGCAATGTTCTGTGATCAAATCCATAGGGGATACGCTTTCCATCCACATTTTGCTGTCCCAAACAAGAAATCATCTGAGAAATGTTCAGGTCACTTCCTTTTGATCCAGCATTTACCATGATAACAAATCGATTTTCTTTGCTGAGACTCTTAAGTCCAATAGATCCTGCTTCGTGTGTTGCCTTGTTCAAAATATTATTGACTTGTGTTTCGAACTCGTCTTGGTTCGTTTTCCCCGTTTTATTTTCGAAAATGCCGATATGAGTTTGATCAATGAGATTCTTCACATCTTCCTTCTTTGAAGTGATTTCTTTGATAATTTTATGCTTTGTATCATCATTTGCAATCAAATCATCAATTCCAACACTGTAAGCACTCGATTTCATATATTCAGTGATAATGTTCTGTAAATCATCAATAAAGTTGGATGCTGCCATATTTCCAAAGTCATTACATGTGCGTTGAATGATACTCTTCGATCCACCACCAAGAACACCCTTCTCCATCTGTCCACGAAGGTATTCTCCATTTTTTATTTCGAGAACATTATTGGATGTTTCTTTGTCTTCATCTTTTTTGAACAACTTGGTGGGATATTTCAATGACAAAGGTGGCATAATTTGTGACAATATATGGAAATTGGAAATCTTACCATTATTCTGCTGTAATAGATCTTCCAACTTGTGTTCATTGACTCGTTGAAATGCCATTAGCAGGTTCATTGCTTCTCTTGCATCAAATCGAATATTAGGTCGTGTAAATCTATTACATCCCAACATGGAATCCTGAAATATGCCGATGATTGGTGCATTATTTGCTGGACTAATTATTTGATAAGGAACGGCCGCCAAATTCCTCAATTCTGATTCTGCCTCTACATCCTGAGGCATATGTAAATTCATCTCATCTCCATCAAAATCTGCATTGTAAGGCTTGGTATCGGCTACATTCATTCGAAATGTGTCACCTTGTTTCATAATTTTCGCAACATGTCCCATCATTGACATTCTATGAAGTGTTGGTTGTCGATTGAAGAGGATAATATCGCCGTTCATCATGTGTCGATGAATAATATCACCATCTTCAAGAATAACCGAATTGCGATCAATGTATCGCAAAGTAATAGTATTACCATTCTTCTTTTCAAGTATTTTGGCGCCAGGATGGACATCGGGTCCATTACGCACAAGTTTTGTCAAGAATGCTCGATTTCTCTCATTCACGAGAACTGGTTTAGTGATATTCTTGGCGATCTTCATAGGAATACCAAGTTCTCTGATGGAAATGTTGGGGTCAGCAGTGATAACAGAACGGGCACTAAAATCAACACGTTTTGCCATGAGATTGCCTCTCATACGTCCACCTTTTCCACTCAAACGATCTTTGATGGATTTAAGAGGACGACCAGATCGTTGTGCAACAGAAGAAACTCCTGGTAGTTTGTTGTCCACTTGAGTTGCAATATAATATTGTAACAATGTTGTCCAATCTTCGATGATATTTTCATTTGCATTCATCTGTATTTTTTCCTGAAGAGTATTGTTCGTCTTGATAATATTGACCAAGATGTGACTGAGATCATCTTCGCTTCGTTGAGAAGAATCATGTTTGACAGATGGGCGAACTGGAGGAGGAGGAACTGCCATAACTTGACAGATCATCCAATCAGGTCGACTCCAAATGGGACTGAAACCCATGAAATTAACATCTTCGTCAGATATGCGCCGGAATATCTTCAAAATCATTTCTGCAGTCAATTTGATAATAATATCGTCTTTCCATTCAGCAATGATAGTAGCGAGTCCTTCTTTGCGCACTTTGAGTGGTTGAAGACAACCACAACCATCGTCGTTGTCTTCACCACAATAATGCTTCTTGCTGGCAATATTAAATACATATTTCCATCGTTGTTCTCCGACCAATTTCAGTGCCTGTTTATATGTATCTTTATTGATGAGTAATTTGCTACATTTAAAGCAAACACATCGTAAAATTTTCAAAATAGTATTAAAATATTGAATATAGAATACGGGTCTAGCCAGCTCAATGTGACCGAAATAACCAGGCGTCTTCATATAATCCAATCCGTCAGTTGGACAAATGAGTCCTGGTTCTAATACACCCATACGAGGATCAAATAGACCACCGATGACGGGTTTATTATTGATATATGTGTCTCTCGAAGTAATTTCTGCGACAGAACTATTTCGAATCTCCTCGGGAGATAGAATACTGAATTGGATTCCAATAATTTTGCTTGGGTTCATTTTGTTCATTGACATTCTTCTCTTTTAATATCAGAAGATATATTTAGATTGTTTAATATCAATTTATTTTTATTTAGAGATAAAGTGCGGTTATAATAGCTCAAATAAAATCTATATAGGTTGTTTCAAACGTTTATAATGAATAATCGTATACTTATTATTTTCTTCTATAATAGTTTTTTCAAATCCTTCGATCAGTTTCTCGTCGTTGAAAAATAGGTCGCAATAATAGTTTTCACTGATATGTGTTATAAAAATGTTATCACATAGATGTAAATACTTCTCATATATTTGATTTCCACCAATTATATATACGGAAAAAGTAGGATTCAATCTCTTTACGTCATCTATAACAGAAGATATATTATTCTCATTCGTAAATAGAAGATTAGACTGAACAAGATGATCATATTTTTCTGGATTATGTGTTAAAACAATATTTATTCTCTCTTTAAGGGGTCTATTTTTTTCTGGTAGAGAGAAAAATGTCGACCGACCCATAATAACAATATTATTTTCTGTTTTCTTTTGAAAGAATTTCATATCTGATTTTATATTCCATGGTATTGTTCCATTTTTCGATAAACCACTGTTATTGTCTATAGCTACTATAGCATTCATTGATAAATATAAATAATAAAGTATTTTATATTATTTTTATGTAAATCTGTTTATTGATTAATATTAATATTAAGCATAATTAATATTAATCAATAGCCAATAGCCAATATATATATAGTATAATAAAAATATTACAAAATAATATGAAACACACAAGAAAAAGAATTAAATTCGACGATTTTCCAATATTTACTTTTGAAAAAGAGTTTAGTAAAAACGAAAAGAACTGGATGAGTAAAAACAAAACGGTAAGACACAAAAAGAAAAGTAGAATGATTAATGCATTTTATAACAATAAAAAGATAAATCCAAAGAATGATTTTTATAATTGGGTAAATCGCGATTGGTTAAAAAATTTCAAGGTTGAAGAAGGTAACAAATATATAGTAGAGTTTGATGATTTTCGGTTAGTTCAAAGACTAGTATTCTCACACTTATTTGAAATTGTAGAAGACTATTTGAAAACGTCGAAACATACTACTTTTGGCAAGTGTTTAGACACATTCTACAAATCAACTAAAACATTTTCAACTGTAACAGAAATAAAATCAAATGCAAATAAAATGATTTCAAAAATAGATGATTTGATGATAAATAAGGACAATCTTTGGAAATTAATGGGATTATTGAATAAAACAGCAGGTGAACTTAATTCCGTTGGACTACCGTTTATATACGAAATGTTACCGGATGAATCTGATCCATCAACATTTCGAGCTGCATTAAATGGACCAGGACTTATATTTGTAGATATAAATGTATATTTCGATGATGGAATTGATACCAAATATAAGGCTGATTATAAGAAACGTTATTTCAAATATATAACAGATTTATTTGAAACGTTATTTGGTAAAGATAATGATTTCGATCCTAATGATATTTATGATACACAAGTGAAATTGTTAAATGCATTCGGTGGTCTCACAGAAAAGGAGGATCCAAATAATTATAATAAGATAACAAAAAAGGAAGCACTAACTAAATATAATTTTAATTGGGAAGAATTTTGTATAGAAATGGGTTTTACAAAAGTGCCAGATTTCTTCATAACCCGAAGTGTAAATTATTTAAAATACGGAACTGAATTATTATTAAAGGAGTGGAATACAAAGGCATTTAGAACATATTTTATTTATAATTATGTTAGACAGACTGCTTTATTTTGTAAACAAACGAGAGATATTATCTATGAATTTCGCGGAAAGTTTGAACGAGGCGAACAGAAAAATTTTGCAAGTCAAGGAATAGATGGCATATTTGGACTTGGATGTGCATTTAACACATTTTTATCCAATCAATATATTAAAATTTATAAAAATGAAACCAATATAAGGTATTTAAATGTATTGATGGATGAATTAAAACATGTATTTATGCGAATTATCAAAAATAATAATTGGCTAACACCAAAAACGAAAAGTAGTGCTATACTAAAATTAAATAAACTTAAATTGATTGTAGGGTCTCAGCCAGTATTACGTAAAGATCCAATATTACATTATACTTCAAACTTTCTAGAAAATATGCTATTAATATTTGAATGGAGATTTAAACAATCATTATCATTAGATGGACATGTAACGAATAATGTAGATATTCCTACTATGGATTGGGGTCGATACCCACCTAAATTTACAGGAACACAAGCATATGTTGTTAATGCTTCTTATACGCCATCTACAAATTCAATATATGTTCCTTTAGCATATATTCAAAAACCTTTTATCGATATAGCAATGAGTCGTGAAAGTATTCTTGCTCATGCTGGATTTACACTAGCGCACGAAATGAGTCATTGTTTAGATGATTGGGGTAGTAAATATGATCATACTGGAAAATTAAATGATTGGTGGACGAAAGAAGATAAGATCAAATTTAAGAAAAAGGAAAATGATGTAATAGAACAATATAAAGAGTTCGCAAAAAGAGATGGAATCGTATATGATGTAGAAATTGGGTTGGGTGAAGATATGTCAGATATATCTGGATTAGAGATTTGCGTTGAATATTTAGCAAATTTACATACATATAAAGATATTATTTTACCAATTCAATATTTATCTTTTCAAAAGTTTTTTGTCTATTATGCTCATCAAATGCGACAAAAAATTTTTAAAAGAGCATTACAAGCCAATTTAAAAACAAATCCTCATCCTTTAGACAAATATAGAACAAATATTCCATTGTCTCGTTCAATTATATTTAGGGAAATATACAAAATAACAAAGAATGATAAAATGTGGTGGCGTAATACTGATACAATATGGTAGATTTCACTTTTGAAAAACAAACTTTAAAAATTTGGCAAAAGAGGAGTAAACAGGGGTCCTTTACATATTTAGGCATCTCTTTGATTCGACCTTTTTTTAAATATTGGACCATATTTACAAAAAAATTATAATCTCATACTATTTTATAATGGGAAGAAGAACTCGTCATCGTCGTCATTCTAAACGTTCATCAATGAAAAGTAGATCATCCTCTGCGTCTAGATCTGCATCTAGATCTGCTGCAAGAGCTGCATCTAGAGCAGCTAGTGCTGCCAGATCTGCTTCAGCAAAAGCATCCAGAGCAGCAAGTGCATCTAGATCTGCTGCAAGAGCAAGATCTGCATCTGCTTCAAGATCTGCTTCAGCAAAAGCATCCAGAGCAGCAAGTGCCGCAGCATCAGCCGCCGCACAAGCACAAGCCGCTGCATCTAGATCGGCTGCAGCAAGTGCTTCCGCTTCACGCGCTTAAATATGTAAATGTTGGGTTTCCCAACATGTCATGTCATGTCATGTCATTGAAGATTGAATAGTTATATTTAATAATTATTCAATTGGTCTAACCTTATTAACCAAACGTATTTTCTGTAGAAAAGGTGATATACAGAAATCCATCCGTATCTTTATATATATTATAAATATCTGAAATATATGCCGAAGTAGGTGGTATAATATCACCAATAAATAGAAAAAGAGCAGTATTTTGATGAACACTAATAAACTTACGAATAATATAGATAAATTGACCAATTGTTAGATCTCTCGATACCAGAAACTTTGTTTTAGAAATATTCGGCATATTTTTGGTGTTCTTCAATTTTTCACATATGACTGGAATCTTGCCGGGATATTTATGTAATATATTCCCTGATTCTATTTTTCTCTCATTATGAGAATATTTATCTCTGAACGAGATAAAATTTGTCGTCAGTTGTTTATTCATATAGTAATCTCTTAATATCTATTAAATACTATTAAATACTATTTAAAATAATTTATGTATTGTACATAATGCCTCGAAGAGATACAAACAAAGAAATTACCAAAAAAAATCAAATGAAATCAGACATTATTACACGTTCAAAGAAAAGAAATGAACCAAATGAACCAAATGATCCTCCAAACGATTCATCTTCAGATGATGAAGAGTTGAATTCGATAGAGTATAAAAAATTCTTGGGTAAACTATTTCCTTCCAAATATATGACAGAAAAAATAAAAGATGAACAAAAATTCGCATCTAATAGCAGCGTTAATAAATTTAAAAAAAATAAAAGTTATGATAATAATATGGCGGACGATAAACCAAACAAGTTCAATATAATATTTACGATAAAGGATAATGAGTCGGATGAAGAAGATGAAGACGAGTATGAAGAGTTTGACAGTGAAGATGAAGATTATAAGACAGAAGATGAGGATGAAGAGGTTAGCACATCAGAAGATGAGGATGATACTGACTCAGAATCGGAAGAAGAAGAAGAAGAAGTTGTACAAAAAGGTCGTCGCGGAGCGACAAAACAAGAAGATAAAACTAAGAAAAATACATCCTCTAGAGAAGGAGATAAAAAGGAAAATGTCGATGTCGTAAAAGAAATTATTAATAAAATTAAAAATATGGAAAATGCAGGTATATCGGATGACAAAGTAAAGAATGAAGATGTGATCAGTCAATTGGATAATATAAAGAAAAAATATAATAATAAACTTATCAGTAAATGTATCAGTCAATGTAAGAAAGAATTGATTAAACAAAATGAAAAGATAGAGAGAAAAGGTGAAAAACAAAAAGAGAGAAATGAACGTATTTTTCGAAAAATTATTAAGAATAAGAATATGTTGAACGACTTTCAGTATTTTGCCAAGTTGGATGTCGTTCAACAGAAGTCCATTATTAAAAAAATTAGAGAAATCAATCAATATGAGAAATTTGATAAACCATATAGATTATCTTTAATCGAATCGGATATACCTGCTGTATATAAGGTTGCTGCTATGAAGAAGATGGCAATCCTGCGTAATATGGATCCTTCTAATGGAGAGTATTACAAGATAAAAAATTGGGTCGATACTTTCATGCGAATTCCTTTCGGGAAAGTAGATACGCTACCCATTCATTTCTCAGATGGTGTAGAGAAGTGTCATGAATTCATGGAGAACGCACAGAAAACGTTGGATGCTGCAGTATATGGGTTAAATGATACAAAGATGCAAATTATGCAAATCCTAGGACAATTAATAACAAATCCTTCCTCTATTGGGACAGCAATTGCGATACATGGACCACCAGGTAGTGGAAAGACCTCTTTGGTGAAAGAAGGAATTAGTAAAATATTAAATCGCCCTTTTGCTTTTATTGCATTGGGTGGTGCGACAGATAGTAGTTTCTTAGAAGGACATTCTTATACATATGAGGGAAGTGTCTGGGGTAAGATTGTGCAAATATTAATTGAAAGCAAAAGTATGAATCCAGTCATCTATTTCGACGAATTGGATAAGATCAGTGATACACCAAAAGGGGAAGAAATTGCGAGTATATTGACACATTTGACAGATACAACACAGAATAGTCAATTTCATGACAAGTATTTCTCAGAGATCGATTTTGATTTGAGTAAATGTATTTTTATCTTCAGTTACAATGACGAGTCAAAGGTAAATCCTATATTGAAGGATCGAATGTATCGTATTAAAACGAAGGGTTATGATTTAAAACAGAAAACAATCATCAGTAATCAGTATTTGCTGCCGAATATTCGAAAACAAGTTGTATTCGAAGAAGGTCAGGTTATTATTCAAGATGATGCATTACATCATATTATAGAGAATCACTGCTGTAATGAAGATGGAGTCCGTAATTTGAAACGCTGTATGGAAATTATATATACAAAGTTGAATCTTTATCGATTGATGAAACCTGGAGAGAACTTGTTTGAAACAGATTTGGCATTGAAGGTTACATTTCCATTTCAAGTTACAAAAGAGATTGTTGACAAGTTGATAAAGAGAGAAGAAGGTAATATGACATATCGAAACTTGTATGTCTAAGTCAAATATAAATCGATATTTAATTGTTTGTTTTGGTGGAATGGTATCATAAAGGTGTTATAAAGAAAATCATTGATGAAATTATTCACATTTAAGTTTTAATTTCATGAAATTGTAGTATTGTAGTATTATTTGTAGTTTAAATAATTATTATGTAATTATTTAAATCAACATGAATAAAAACAAATATGATAAAGAAAACGACGAAGAAGACGAAGAATCAAACGCAAAATCAATCGAAAATTTGTTAATCATGTACCAATTTCTCAATAAGCATAGAACATATATTCGTAATAATCTTTTTTTCGATGCAAATACAGATTATTGTAATAACTACACTATTTTAAGAAAAATAAATAATTTGAATTCTTCTATTGAAAATAAATTACGAAAACGATGTAAGCATGATATAGAAATAGATCATATTGATACTTCATTGGATGATACAAAACAAATACGATATTGTTCAAAGTGTTTACTCACATTTTAATATTCACTATATGGAACATTATTCCCTCCGCGATGTATTAAATTTTGGTATTGTTTATTGCTAATACATGCACAACCCATACTATTCGTATATGTTGTAGGACAACATTCAGGTTTAAATGGCGTATTCGCAAACATAAGCATGCTGCTATTATTGCCTTCTGAATATGACTGTTTATGATTCGAAAATGCTTCTTTCGTTATACCATTGCGTTTTTCATTGGATGGTGTCACTTTTATCGCATCTGCTGTTTTTTTCATAGTTTCTTTAAATCCTTCTATTAATAGATAAGGATTGTGTGTTTTAGCGCAAGAAAACAAAAGATGTCCGTATAAAATAATTAATAGTATACATATTAAAACAATGGTCTCGACATTAATATTTAACTTCATTATACATATTTTATAGATAATAATTATTATATAATATGTTAATCTACCAGTTAATTTACGTATAAATCAACGCAAGCATTATAATCAAAATACTTATTTCCGTTTACATAAAAATATCCTTGATCGGTCAGCAAATGATAAAACCCTCCTAAATCTTCTGTATATTTTATTGTATTATCTAACAAATTTCCATATACCAAGTCATGTGATTGTATTAATACTTTTCCATATACGTTAATGGGACGATGAATATCATATGATTTTAATTCATTACCGATATTTATTTCCGTGACGAATTTCATTGTTCCGTCTTTCATTTCTATCAGTGTATCAAACGGAAATCCTTTATTATAAATACTATGTATTTGATCTAATCTTATTATCGATTCTTCAGTGCTGACATTTCTTAATAATCGTAAATATTTATCTTCTACTAAAATATCATCCCAATCAGAGAAAACTATACCATTCAATTTGATTATTTTGTTACTCGTATTCACACAATATAATAACGGTTCATTATAATCACATATCTTCTCTATATTTGGATAATCTGCAACACATATCCATTTATTTTTATATAATAAACGATGTGTTCCGCTAATGATCACACCATTTAAATTATACATATCTTCATTTCCCCTCTCTAATATTACATGGCATTGTATAATAGAACCATCATTTAATATGTCACCAACCCGAATATTTGAAATGCTCACGTCTTTTCCATTTTGTAATTTCAGTTTCGTATTTTTATCAAAACATTTTAATTGTGGCATCCCTGGAAATGTTGGCGTTCCAAAAACGTCTGATATAAAATTAATAATAAGTCCTAATGGAATAGTTATTCCTGTAAATATTAAAATAAACACTAATGCACTGGGTTGAAAAAATATTAATAATATAAAAATAACAATGACCAACGCAATAAGCATTGTAAGCAACAAATTGACAAATGCATCGAAGAATGATTTCACTGAATAATATATTCCAAAAATAGTATATAATCCTGCTGTCAACATGGCCTGTGATTTACCGAATATATCATTCATCTTTATAAGTATTTCTTGAAATGGAATAAGAACATTGATTACTTTTGAGAAAATCTGTCCAGTTATATTACTAATACTTTTTCTTATTTCAGCAATAATACCTCTAATTGAATTTAAAGCATCTAATACTAATGAAAATATTTCGGTAATTGCATTTGTTACGAATTTGAGCGGTTCCAATTCAGCACCAGATATACTTGTCAGAATATTTTGAACACAATATTGATAGTTTTCGCTTGTATAACCAAGAAAAGTTTTTCCTTTGGGTAAATTGATTAATCCGGCAAATGGCATGACAGAAGGACTACATCTCTCTGTTTCCCAATTATCACTTAAATATTTGATATTCATCATCGCTTTCGTAAAAGATATGACTAAGAACAATACAAAAATCATAAAAATAAAGTAAATAATAGTTGGACCATATAGATTAAAGTAACCTTGTTTACTATATAATAACATTACCCTATCTATCGCACCTTGTTTGTTTATTTTATTTTGTTCATCATCCGACATATCTTATAATATATTAAATAATCATTTTATTATACTCATATTTCTCTCTTGCCTTATCATCTTCCCAATCATGGAAGACATATTTACCTATTTTTATATTATGATTATCTGTAACTAGGCAGCACAACTCATCGCTTATATCTTCTGTCGATTCCGCATCCGAGTGTTCGGCTACTGGTATATATCCATCTTTTTCATTCAAATAAATCAAGTGTGATCCTGTAACATATATATTTTCTTCTCCATTTACAAATTTATAGAATTTCACTCTTGGTGTATTTTTTATTTTCATAATAATTTGAACTTCACTATTTCCGTCTATTTTATCTCCTAAAGATAATTCACTCATTTTACATTTTGTTCCATCTATTTTTTGAATTATTGTATCTGGATGAAAACAGACTACATTAAAAATATCTCCAACCCAACCATTCATCAATGACTCTCCAGATAAACTGAGACCTTCTAATACATACACTATTGTTAATACTACTCCAACCATCTTTCCTGCTAAATCTCTAATTCCAATGAATATTTTAACAAACTCGATTATAATATTGGTAAATATGCTCATTAGACTTTGGACGATATTCATAAAAAAATCTCTCACATTGCTAATGACGGCCCTCACATAATTTAAACTATCTATTACCTCGCCACCCATATTAGCCAAACCGCTAGTAATGAAGTTCAATGGTTCCAATAAATATCCCATAAAACTACCCATAATATTTTGTGTGCAATATTGAAAATTTTGTGAGGTCGCTTCAGATGCACTTTGATCATTTTCTTTATTTATCCATCCGGCAATCGGTAATACAATTGGATTACATCTATAACTTGCCCAATCATCGATGATATTCTGTTTTAGTCCTAGTATATAAGGAACATACATTAATAAAATAGTCCAAAATGTCACAAATATTATTAATAGCATATCTCCAAGCATATGATATAATAATAATATATATTCTTTATCGAACAACCTTATTTACCTACGATATTTACGACTGCGTTTCCTATATCTTCTTTTTGTGGTTCTTTGTTTCTGCTTTCGACGACGATAACGTCTCTTTGTTCGGCCACCTTTAGAAATAATAGCAGCAGAATCTTCTTGCGAATTGACGAGTTGTTGTGTTTGAATTTGCATAAGTTTGCTACTCGTTGCATCTGCTGGATAATTTGTTGGATAACTTGAAGTTTGGACGTTTGTAACAGCAAATGTCGCAGCACCGCCTTTAAAACCACCTTTAGCACCACCTTTAGAATCAGCCCCTTTTACAACTTGTGTATTCGCATTAATTGCTAGTGCCGCCTGACTAGGTGAACCGCCTGGTAAATCAATCGATGGTGAATAACCTTGTGGAAAAGCAATTCCTCCTTTCATATATTAGTTAAATAATATAATTATTTTTCAATAATTATATTATTACGATGAATGAAAACGAACAGTTACAATTACAAAAATTAATAAAAATGAACAATGTAGAGGATCAAACGCAAAAAATAAGAACTCTAAAACACAGTCCTTTGTTAAAAGAAGATATACATAAATTGCTCTTATTAAAAGAAGAATATAAGGATGATTTAGAAGGATTGAACATTATTTCTATTGAAAAGTGTTCTTTCTTATTTACACATTATACTGATATATATAATCGTGTCAAAAAGGATGAAATTGATATTCAAATGTTGTTTCTGTTTATCGACACATTATCTCAAATAGAAAATGGAGAGATCGATCAACATGAGGGATCTTTTCAAATAGGCAAGTTGTTGAAGAACATTTATATTGATAGTGCTTTGAAGAAATCAGAAAAACTTGACAAAATATACGAAAAGACGGAAACGGTCATAGAACCAATTAATATTAGTTGGAAGCAATGGAAACTAAACCTATAATTCTTTCTCTGATTATGATTATGGATTATGATTAATATTCAAAATGAACCAAAGCTTTTCTCTCTTTCAATGTAGTTTGATTTTAATCAGTTAAACTATTACATAAATTATTTAATTTCATTAATTTTACTCTAAATTCTAAACAGCAATTTATATATTCTTCCCACATATTTTTCAATAGTTCATTTGTTATTTTACAATTTATATGTGAATGATGTTCTTTCATTTTAAAATAATAATCTATGTTAGCATTTTTATTATTATTCCACAATTTCGTTAATTCCTTTAAATGAGTAATCACTTCAGTTGATAAAAAACTCATCAGTACAGAATTATTATTTATAGTTTTTATAAAAAACTTAAATTTGGATTTAGTTTTTTTTATATCCAACATTACAGTGTTCCATAATTCACTAGCTTCTAATCTTGTATTTTCCATATTTGTTCAATTATTTCAATAAATGTTTAGATTTTATACGTGTTTATTTTTTATCAAATTTAAACAAATTAATATTCAAAATGAACCAAAGCTTTTCTCTCTTTCAATATAATTTACTGTTTCAGTATATCCTCCAATGAATTGAGTATTATTCGTAAATACGATTGGGAAGGTTCTCCAATCTCTACCAGTTGCTATTTTGACAGAAGAGAGAAACAGTTCTCTATTATTAGTCAATTGCTTATCACAATTTACTTCTTTGAATGTTTTTTTTTCATTAACCAATAAGTTTTTCAACTTTTTACAGAAATCACATCCACTTTTAGTGTAAATAATATACTCATCATATGAATTCTGTGTAAAAGACTGATTCATATATATTATATATATTTTAAACTCTTAAAGAAATTACGCTGTTCTGTGTTTCTAGTTATATTATATAAATAGAACATGTATATAATATAAATACAGATGTATAGATGTATGAATTTTTCAAAGAAATTGGTAATAGTCGAATCTCCGGCGAAATGCAAAAAAATAGAAACATATCTTGGACCAGGATATAAAGTGATTGCTTGTTTCGGGCATTTTAGAGAAGTCGTATCTCTTAATCATCTAAATATTGCTGATGGATTTAAACCAAAGTATACTATCTGCGATAAAAAGAAGGCACTAGTTGAATCCATTCGAAAGGCGATCAAGACTGCTTATGAAGTCATAATAGCAACAGATGATGATAGAGAAGGCGAGGCAATTGCATGGCATATATGTGACCTATTCGAATTGTCGATCGATGATACAAAGCGCATTATATTCAGAGAAATAACAGAAGAGGCTATTCAACGAGCAATAAAGCAACCGGAACGAATAGATATGAATCGTGTTTTCTCTCAACAGGCAAGACAATCTATCGATTTAATGGTTGGATATACAGTGAGTCCTCTTCTGTGGAAAAATATAGCAAATACAGCAGCCTTATCAGCAGGTAGATGCCAGACCCCAACACTGAAATTAGTATATGATAATCATTTAAAGGCGATTGACAAGAAAGATGCTTCTATAAAATACACAATTATTGGTTATTTCACTGTAAAATCGGTTCCATTTGAACTGAATCAACAATATGATACAGAACCAGAAGTATTGACCTTTTTAGAACATACATGTATCTTTCAACATAAAATATATTCTTCTATCGAAAAGAAAATAAGAGCACCGCCTATGCCATTGACTACTTCCAGAATTCTACAGGCAAGTCCCTATTCTACTAGTGACACAATGAAGATCTGTCAACAACTATATGAGGAAGGGTTTATTACTTATATGCGAACTGATTCGATTCATTATAGTCGCGAGTTTCTCTCTTCTGTAAAAGAATTCATTTGTAAAGAATATAATAATGAACAATACCTTGGCTCTATGACAACTGATGATTTCTCTGATGATGCACATGAAGCAATCCGCCCAACTAATATTCATCTCAAACAATTACATCCTGTCTATGGATCGAAAGAGAGAAAAATATATAGACTCATTTGGGAAACATCATTGGAGAGTCTTATGTCACCAGTACAATACGAAGAACAAACAGTGTTTATTGAAGCACCATTTGATTTGAAGTATACACGAAAAAATGAAAATATATTATTTCAAGGATGGCATATCGTAAAAAATACGAAGATCGATAATACAGAATATAACTATTTTCTTCATTTTAAAATGGATTCTATTGTTCCTTATAAGAAGATCGTTAGTAAAACCATATATAATAATACATGTCAACATTTGTCTGAGACAGATTTGCTGCGACTATTAGAACGACATGGAATTGGTAGGCCATCTACGTATTCTTCTCTGATTCAAAAGATTCAAGAAAGAAAATATGTAGTCAAACAAACAATTAGTTATGAAAATACAGAAGATGAGTATTCTACAAACTATGAATTGGTTGATACTGATATACAGAAAAAGGTTGTAAAGAGAGAACGCAACAAAGAACATAATAAATTAGTTATTCAACCATTGGGTATCAAAGTGATGGAGTATTTGCTTGTGAATCATTCGGCATTATTCGATTATAAATATACACAATCAATGGAAGACGATTTGGATAATATATTGAAAGGAACTACATCTTATGCCGATGTATGTGGATCAATGTATCGACAACTTCTCTCTTTATCTTTAGAAAAGAATAATAATAATACTGTTACACCTTCTTCTATTTTACGAGTAATCAATGATAATATGAGCATTCGAACAAATAAAAAAGGACAGCCATATATCTTTTTCAAAACAATGAAAATGCGAAAACCGAAGTTCTATTCATTGGATGGATTGCCCGAAGATTATATGACATGTCCTATAAACAATATAGTCAAATGGGTTTCGTCGCTCAAAACATAGCGAACTCATGGATTCATCTTTTTCAATGTGAGCAACGCGTTGAATGTCACTTTGAACAAAGCGATGCGACCAAAAGTATCGTTGCCTTGTCCTCTACTAAAGGTTCGCATTATAGGAGAAATATATGGATATTGAACCATTCCATCCATTCTGTGAAAACCCTCAACCATCTTTTTCTCACAGAATGGAGAATATATATTGTCAATCAACTCCAAAATGGTATCATTGATTTTCTCTCCATTCGTGAGTTCAATTGTGAATGTATCAACAATCGTGTATTCTCGTCCATTACATTTTTCACGACAGCACCAAATCATTTTTTCATGATATTTTATCAATCCATCTTCATATACATCCAATGTAATATGTCGTCCTCCATTTGTTGAATCTGATTCATTCATCTCAAAATGTCTGACAAGCTTTCGCGTGTCATCTATTTCAATGAGACCCACTCCATTGTCATATTTTGATTCAATCACAAAGTCTGTGTTCATCTTCTCTTTTGGCAATGGCTCGAGAACAACCACTGGTTCAGGTTCTGGTTCTGGCTCTGGCTCTGGATCAGGAACCGATGAACTTCTTATAAACTGTTCTGGAACACGAAGTTTTCGTTCATTGTTTTGGCGTATTTGCTCTTCAACTTGACATTTTTGTTCTGTCAATTGACGCATTCTCTCTTCCAATTGTTGGAATTCTTCATCCGCAAGACATTTGCGTTCTTCCAATTGTTGGTTTTCTTCTTCGATCTTATCCAATTCTGCTTGGATGCGTATTTCCATCATTTTGCTGTCAATTTTGCGGACGATTTCTTGGCGCATGAGTTCGCATTTCATAACCATTGCGTTCAATTCTTCATCTTCTCTGAGTTCTTCTGGAATTGTAATCTGTTGGAAAGAAGGACACATTAATTCTGTTGAACTTTGTGACACACTTACTTCTTCTTCAATTTTGATTTGTTGTTGAGAATTCATTTCTGTTTTCGTTTTTTGCGGTTTTGAGTTTTTTAAACACTTGGTTGTTTTTTTGAGTAACATCTATGCTAATTGAAAATAGTATTTCAATTTTTTTTGAACATGGTGTGTTTTTAGAAAACTTAAAATATAACAATTTTTTCATATAGTTTTTTCAATGTGCGCAATGTGTTAAATGTTTCTTTGAACAGCATTAACCTAATACCATACATGTCATAAGTTATTCCATGTGATAGTAAAGGAATATCGCAATAGATTATGTGTGTGTTACCTTGACACACTTCAATCAACTCTTCAAAACCCATTTTCACACATAATGAAAAATATATATTATCAATTAACTCTAAAATAGCATCATTGATTTTCTCTCTATTAGTGAGTTCAATTGTGAATATTGAAGTAATAATATTTTCTGGATTATTTTTATTAAAATGTCCATCAGTTGATTTCAATATTTTTTCATGACATTTTATTAATCCGTCTTCGTATACATCCAATGTAATATGTTGTGATAAACCACATATATATTCAAAATGTCTGACAAGTTTTCGTGTGTCATCTACTTCAATAAACCCTATTCCATTGTCATATTTTGATTCAATTACAAAGTCGGTATTCATTTCAATATATAGTTAAAATAAAGAAAAAATATTATATTAGTATTTGGTATTATTATTTAGTATTATTATTTTGGCGAGCACATGTCGCAAGAACAATCCAATATATCATCTTCTTTTTCTTTTTCGATACATAATAAGCATACGTTCGTTAATTCACATTTCTTCATATCTTTCGACCAAGTTTTGTTGCAAGATAAACAATACCAATGATCACTTTTCGCCGTACATTTAACACACAGAACATTATAATATAGTTGTTCACAACATTCAATCGTCATCTTCATTGGATACAGTTGTGGTGCCAAACTGAATATCCGTCTATAAGGCATAATGAGTTTGAATCCAAAGATATTATCGGCTGGATCGATCCAATCGTAGAGAATTTTCTCACTAACTGGTGTGTTACATGACATACACAGTTGCGTAATTTTGACGTTCATTGTTGTTGGTGGACAGTTTTGGTTCTTTAAATTACTATTCATTATATATAAGTTTTCTATTTCAATTTAATCAAACAAAATTACGCCATAGCAGATATCATATTCTCAGTCAACTTTTTACCACCAATATCTGACGGTTCTATGTCATGAGAGAAGTCTTCAGAATTTGTCATAAATTTGGATAAATCCAATACTCGACAATGATATTTCTTGGCACATTCTTTGACTCTTATATTCCATTCTTTAATGACAGAATCATATTTTCTGTAATGACTTGCTTGTGGATAATAAAGTGTCATTAGAATAATATTCGCATTGCTCATCTTTTTGGAAATATTGGCGACAAAATTATAGTAATCTGTCATTATACTATAAAGTGTGTCTGAGCTTCTCTGAGAATTATCTTGATAGACTATTTTCTGTAAAATGTCATTGCCGCCGACAGAAACGAATATATATGTGCTTTGATGATTATATTTGTCTTCTTTTGTCAAATCGGGTATCTGAGAAAACATTGTACTTTTAATTGTACTATTATCTTCTGCTAGACATATAATTTGGTCTTCATTATTGTCTAACTGTTGAATCAATTGATCAGTTATACTTTCTTGTGCATATCTCTCATTATCTAGAATACTATCACCGACCAATATAATCACTTTTGGGTTTTTTGTAAATCCTTCCAATAGGTTTCTCTGAAAGATAAAGAAGATTATTATACAAATAATAACCAAATAAAATATTACCATATAAGTTGGTAATATTTTATAAATCAAATTATGATAATTTATTTCCAAAAGAATTATTAAATCCTTGAGATAATGTTGGATCAATACATGTCGCATTTCGAAGAGTATGTGGAATTAGAATAGTAAATATCAGAGAAAAAGAATAATTAAAATTATCAAAATTGACTAGACGCCCATCATGAAACCGTAATTTAATACGCAACTTGCGTATTCTCTCTGCTGGTGGATAAAAAAGTTTATATGCTGAAGAATTAAACCATTGCGCACCTTGTTGGCCAGCTGGATCAACTGGAATTTTAGCAAATGCCGAATTATTAATACCATTAGACTGATTTGTACTCGTTTCTCTTTTAATGTTATGTGAAGAAAATGGAGCGAGTTCATCCATTGTATTTAGGAGTTGAACATCCATATAAAAATAGCTTTCGCCTACTATATTAAGCTTTCTTGGTGCTTCTAAGAAATATACATCGCTTGTGCTCGTTGCTGGTGCAAGCCAATAACCATTATCACCCGAAACGACATCTCCATAATAGAATCGAGGAGGAATTTTGCTCGTTCTTGAATATGCATTTGACTGAAAAAAACCCAAGTATGCAGGAAGACCCCAATTAATGAAAGTTTGTACCGCTTCTGGCAACAAAACATTCAATTGTAGTGTCTCACTTCTATATAGAGGACTCTCATTTGTGATAACAAAAGCAGATGATGTATTACCAAACCATAGAGTTTGACTCACTGAATTGAAAACGACGACAAAACCTGTATATCCCCCGGCAGCAATAAAGGCTGTAGTATCTATAGAATTTTGCGCCATGTATGCAAGAAGATAAATATTCACTGCTTCATTCATTTTGTTAGTCAGTTCAGTCGGCATTGTCGTAGAAGTATATGTTCCTTCTGTAATGATAATAGTAAATTCTGTATTGTTAATCGCTAATGATAACGATGCTGGTATTGGTAAAATGGGGTTATACGAAGCAAGACTAAAAGTAAAGAAGACATTATTCTGAGAAATAGAAAAAACGTTATAATACATTGGGAAAGTATAATTGCTTAAAGTGACAGTAGAAACATTCAAGTAATCTTGTGGCAAATCAAGCTCAAAATAACCCGAATTTGGATATTTTATTACATCACGATCTTCTGAATGAATACTCACATATTTCTTAAATAACATAAACTCATTTGCATTTTCAATAAGTGGATGTGTAGTATTTGTTACAAAACGACTCATTAATAATATAATAATATAGAATAAAATTAATCTATTTGTTCGCATATCGATAAGAATTATAATGTAATAATATTACATTATAATATGCCACTGGAAGTTGATACAAGTAATGAATCAGCAATGTCGATGATCATTTTTGGAATTATTATGGTTAGTGTCATTATTATTTCAATTGGAATGAGTAGCGATATTACAGGAAACGGTGTGACTATCGGCTCAATCACTTTAGCTGCAGGATTAATGTTATTTGCTATTAGAATTATAACTATCACAACAGGGATACCTCCTCAAATGTCTTTAATAAATAAATTGTCATATACAAAAATAATATTGCTAATAATTACAGCATTTATTCTAGCATTGCTTTGTTGGTTTATACAAATATTATCATACAAACAAAATTTAATGAGTCATATAGAAGTCATCAACTATATGAAAACATATTTACAAATGTTTTTATTTACAATAATTGCAATTATGTTCATTAACATGACAATACTCGGGACAGATGAATTAAATAAAAATTCTATGTTTAATGATCAAGGTTCAAGTCTTTTCTTTGTTATAGCAGAAACCATCATTTTATTTATGTATCTATACATTATCTACACAATCATATATAATTATGTGACAAATGGATAATATTTACAATCTATCCATTGATAAATACTTATAAGTAATTCCGTACATATCTCCTGTACACCATATACCAGATATTTTAAGAATAATGTGATTGATTTTATCCTCAATATTATATAACTTTATTTCTCCACTTTGTATCTGTTCACTCAACTTAAATAATGGTGTTTTATTACTATGATAATTCGTAATGAATTGATGATTCAGTATAGATGATTCCAACGTTTTAATGAAATTAACAATATTTGTATTTTCAAATAGAGAGAAAAAACACTTATATTTGCTATAATATTTATCGATATTGGATATCTTCAATGGAATATGAATAGATATGCTATTTAGACTGAATAGACTGGTAGAATAAATAAACCGAATAAAATTCGGGTTCTGTGAGTCGTTTTCGTTGATGTTTTTGTGATTTTCGATAAAATACACGTTGTCTATATTATATTGATTGATATGAATGACTAGTAACATTATAGTAATATTATACGTGCGTTTTAAGTTCTGTAATATATGATATTAATATAAAATAGGTTCAAGTTGTAATAAAGAAATAATCGAATAATATAAACCAATGAAGCACCATGAGACTCTTTTTGAAGAATATATTTCAGCAAATGTAACAACAAACCTTCATCCTAAATTGGGCAATATGTTCAAATTATTTCCAAAGAGTATCAATCAATTGAAAAATGTCATTTTTTATGGTCCTCGAGGAATCGGAAAATATACACAGGCTTTGAAATGTATCAAAATGTATAGTCCAAGTAATTTGAAGTATGAAAAGAAAATTAGTATTGGATTAGGTAACATGAACGTCAGTAAATCATATTTTATTAAAATAAGTGATGTTCATTATGAAGTAGATATGTCTCTCTTGGGATGTAATTCAAAACTATTGTGGAATGAAATATATACACAAATCATCGATATTCTTTCTGCAAAAGTAGACAAATCGGGAATCATCTTATGTAAAAACTTTGGCAAAATCAATTCGGATCTATTAGAAAGTTTCTATAGTTATATTCAAAAAAACAATTTTTCGTCGATTCATATCATCTTCATGTTGATTACAGAAGATCTCAGTTTTATTCCGGATAATATTTTGAGTTCTTGTGAAACGATCAATATGACGAGACCTACTAAAAGCACATATAATAAAATACTTTCAAACAAAATACCTTCTTCTGTAAAATTGGAAGATATTGTTAGTATCAAAAATATGAAGGACGATGTCTCAACGAAATATAATATACCTCACAAGATCATCTGCGACAAAATAATCCAAAGTATTCTACATCAATGCGATATGTTACTGTTTAGAGATTATATTTATGATATCTTCATTTATAACTTGAATGTGAATGAATGTATTTGGTATATCATTGACGAACTGATACAGAAAAAACATATTAAGAGAGAAAATATATCGGAGTTGATGGTAAAAGTATTTGGATTTTTTCAATATTATAATAACAATTATCGTCCTATTTATCATTTGGAATACTTATTCTATTATATTATTTCGTTGGTTCATGGATACGATATCGAAGTATGATTATTTAAAAGCACAATTATAACATTTGTTATATAATTCGTCGCATTTTTTACTACATTTATCACAAACGCCTTTTCTACAATTATTACATTTATTAACTATTCTATTTTTATGTGGTTCTTCGCACTTTTCACAAGTTTTTGAACTTTTTGGAATAATATTTTTTTTAATACAATTATTACATTTATTACCTATTCTATTTTTATGTGGTTCTCCACACTCTTCACAAGTTCTTGAACTTTTTGGAATAAATTTTTTAATACAACAATTGCCTAATGTTAATATTTGTTGTCCATCTGTTATATAACAATTTTCTTTAATATTATGCCCACAAATACATTTATTTTTCAGTTCAGGTAAATCTTTATCTTTACAACATTGTGTAAAGTAATTAAGATGGCGACCATCTCTTCCACCGCAATATTTCCAATTATTACTTTTAATTTCATCATATGTTAAACCATAAAATTGTAATCCTTTAATAAATTTATCGGTTAATTCAAGCGAAGGTATTTTAGATGTCATTATAAAATATATAACATATATTTTTATATTTATGTTATATATTTTATAAAAAATTCGGCATTTGATATGCTAACGTGTGTAAAGAAGATTAATATTTATTTTATCAGTTATTTAAAATTACTGATAAACTAATAACATTAAAAACATATTATTACTTATTTTATTTCAAAGTCAAATTCTCTCCAATAATTTAAATAAATAATCGTTTAATTCAATTTATAATAATTTTAATTCATATAAACTCAAAATAGGGTTTATATGAATATGGATATTCAAGAAGCATATTGTATCTTCAACCTAGACGGCAAAATAAGTATTAATAAAACGGATTTAAAAAAACAGTATTATAAGCTGGCACTGAAATATCATCCAGATAAACACCAAAATAGTGCGGAATCTACCGCATATTTTCAAAAAATTGGACAAGCATATGATCTATTGAATGGAGAAGAAGATATAACAACACAACAAGAAGATTACTCATATTATTTTAATATGTTCTTCAAAGAAGATACAGTATTGTCAACTTTTCTCTCTTTTATTAACTATGAAACCTTGACGGCAAAAATATTTGAGAATATCGATAAACAAGTTGCCTTAGAAATGTATAATTATTTCTTTCAATATCGAGATATACTTCATATTTCAGAGAAATGGTTGGATTCATTGAAGAAGATCATTATTGAAAAATATAACAATGTTCACATTTATATTCTAGAACCTTCTCTGACAGAACTATTTGGTGATAGAATATACAAATTAGAAGTTAATGAAAAACTATTCTTCGTTCCATTATGGCATTCAGAGCTGGATTTTGAAGACGATTCTGACATTATTGTCAAATGTGTTCCTGTCTTACCTGATCATATTTCGATAGATGAAAATAATAATATTTTGGTCAATCTCGTTATCAATCTTACTGCTTCTCTCTTTGAAGAAGAATATATAACTATTACTGATATACCTTCTCTTCAAATACCAGTTGCTGATCTCTTTATAAAAAAACAGCAGTATTATATTCTAAAAGGGAAAGGTATTCTGAGAATAAGAGAGAAAGACATTTATAATAGCGAAGAGAGAAGTGATATTATCGTGAATATACAAATAAAATAAGTAATTATAATTTATTCTGTATATACCAGATTCCCTGAAGATAGCAATCAGCCAAGTCATCTTTTTTATTTCCGTATTGATTGAAGAAAGATAACCAATTAGCATCTGTCAAATGAACCCCGACAAGTTGAATGCCAAGTGCTTTACGTTCTTTATATGCGTCCGGAGGAAGGTATGGGTGGTCTGGGGGTGCAAGTTTCAGCTTATTCGCAGAATTAACAAAGTCGATAACTAAATCTTCATTGTTGGAAGTCTTCATAATGAAATATTGTGCTATCATTCCTTGTATTGTTTTCATTCGATTTGCGATTGGACTAATTTGATTTTCAATAATGATTCTATCCATATGAATGCCATTGAAGAGATCATCGAACTTGGTTTTTAGGTTTTTACCAATAGTAACAAGGTCCAAAGTGGATGCGTTGACAGAAGTTGTTGTTATTGGTTCTAATATAATTTTCTGTATATGCGTATCCAAGAGAGAAAGAAGATCAGCCTTTTTCGTTCCCTCTAAAGGAACAAGTCCATGTTTCTCCATGATCAGCTTCAAAGAAGTCATATTCTGTTTCTTAAAATACGACGATTTCAGTTGTAATGTGGGAACTAAATAGTCAGTCTTCTTTGCGTGAGTAACGCAGTAATATTCATTTTCTCTCTTCCATTTTGCGGCAGAAGAACATTGTTTTTGAATAGACGGTTTCTTCTTTGTACCTTTTGTTGTTGTTATACAAGAACATAATATTTTTGATTCTTTCTCTGATTGTTGTTGTGATAAATCGACAACGCCCCATTTTTCTACCGTTGTTCCATCAGAGAAAACACAATATGCCAAGTTTTTAATACCAACATCAATACTGATTATTCGCATTGTTACTTATTTTCTTTGCGTTGTTTCTTTAAGTTCAATTGAATAATATATTGTCAAAACAAGAATTAATTAAAGAATTTATCAACATTATTTAATGGTATCACTCTTTTGGGATAGTCAACAATTAAATCGACATCTTTTACAATTTTCACTTTTATTTCAGGAAAACGAATATTTGTATTTTTCTCAGAGACAGCAATCTCATCCGGTTCATCATTATCAATTATAGCTACTACTCTTTTCTTTTTTAATTTTTCTATTTTCGGTAGTTTGTTCATGTTATTTATTTTAGTTAACATAAAATTTCTAAGTGTTTCAGTTCAACAAAATAATAAAAATACTTAAATTGTTGAAACGATTATTGAGATAATCGTATACAAAATCAATATAATTTATAATAAAATTGATTTAATTATAAATTATATATTTCTTAATATAAACAAAAAATGACGGAAAATTCCTCTCAAATGATTGAAAATACACAACTTTTTAACAACGATGAATGCATTCTAATATCATCGAATACATCTAATATAGAAATCAAAATAACAGAATATGAATCTTCAGGTATGCCGATCAAAAAAATGAAACGTAAAAAAATGAAAATAAGACCTGTATTAATTATGGATGATGATGAAGATATACCTGCTTCTACTCCTCCTGTTCCGGTGGTTGTTGCTGTTACTGAAACACAACCTATAATATTAAAAGATGATATTTATCCTTCTGTCGAAACATCAACCATGGAGGAACTCACCAAATATTATGATGAAATATTGAATGTGGATAAGAGCACATATAAATCAAGCAATGATGAACCAACACCGATTCGTTGTATTAGTGAAATGATCAATAAAATACCAAACGATTTATGGTGTAAAAGTGATTTGTCGATATTGGATCCTTGTTGTGGAAATGGAAATTTTAGTATTCCAATTTTATATGAATTATTGAAATATCACAGCATGAAAACGATATTAGAAGATGTATTGGAATTCAATGATATTAATGAAGATAGATTGAATAATGTGCGCAAAGTGTTCTGTCATGAAAAATATAACCTGAACATAACCAATCATGATTTTATTAAATATAATAACCCAAAAAAATACGATTTAATTGTGGCAAATCCTCCTTATGCAAAATTGTTGGAAAATGGTAAAAGAGCATCCAAGAATCATAATTTAATTAAGGATTTTATTGAAAAGGCATTATCACAATTAAAGCCAAATGGATATTTGTTATTTATTACACCAGATAATTGGATGTCTTATGCTGACAGAAATTTGTTGATTGAAATAATAACAGGATTGCAAATAATACATTTGGATATACATACTGCGAAAAAATATTTCAAAAAGATTGGATCAAGTTTTACTTGGTATATAATTCAAAATTGTACATTTTATAAAAATATGAATGTATCAGGAATATGGAAAAAGAGAGAATATATTAGCTCTGTTGTCTCAAAGAAACGCAAATATATTCCATTATTATATAATCAACTTGTTCAAAATATATTATCGAAAACGGTCGATGATACAAGTCTACGTAAGTTTGATGTAAAAACCAGCAGTGATTTACATAAATATACAAAAGCGACATTGATAAGTAATGAAAAGGATGATATATTCAAACATAAATTGATCCACACACCAAGTCAAACAGTATATGCTTCAAGACCTCATAAGTTCCAAGAAGGGTTTAAGGTGTTTATTTCAACAACAGATAAATATAAAGTATTTATTGATGAGTGTGGAATGACACAATCCATTGTATTTATATTATGTAAAAACGAGGACGAAGCAAAAAAGTATTTGCAAATATTAAATCATCCATTATATGTATTTGTAAATAATATCTGTCGTTGGGGTAATTTCAATAACATACGAATTTTACAGAGTTTTCCTATTCCTGACATTGAATATACTGGAAACCATCAAGAAATTTATTCTTATTTCGGTATTACAGAAGATGAAATTCAATTCATTAATGAAAATATATGAATGTGATGAAATTTATTCTTTGTAACCAGGATCACAATTATCACTCAATATAGGGTATTCATTATAATTTTTTTTGTAATCCTCCAAAAATGTGCTCTCATAGGCATGAAAAGTCTGTGCTACTATTGTCGTTTGCTTCCCAAAGATTTCAATGATAATTTCTGTTTTTGGTAATTCATAACCATACATTTCAATTTTACACCCTAAACTTAAGTAGAACTCAAATGTATTATATATGAATCCATTCGTTTTGGAACAATCGCCGGATTTGCCTCTCTCTTCAACGTGATGTCCACATAGATAAGATCCCACTCTGCCTTTAATACCTGTTCTTGTCCCACCAATTTTAACAATTCTACCATTAATCACAAGTAAATATAACCATTCTGTTTTTTTTTCAAATTCTTCTTTTGAAATTTTTCTGACAAATTGAATCAATGTGTTCCTTTTTTTGGTGTCTGAATCTTTTCCAGTTTCAGTATCCAATATAATATCAGCAATTGGAATGAAATGTTCTTTTCTATTGTATTCTTCAAGTGAAATAGTTTTATCGAATGGGATAAGTTTTATCCATTTTTTGATCAATGAACCTTCATATTGATCATTCGCGTTTGCCACTCCTGAAATATCACCATTTGGAATTGGTAAAGGTAAAGGCAAAGGTTCCTTATCACCAGTTTGAATTGGCAAAAGTTCCTCCACATCATCCTCATAGTCTTCCAATCTTGGTTTCACCTTTTTCACTTTTTTCACTTTTTCCATTTTTTTCTCATTTTTCTCTTTTTTCAAATTCGCTTTCATAATTGGTTGTTCCATGTCGTTTGTTTGTTTGTTCTAATACTTATATATTTAAGTTTTTCAATTTAATTAATTGTAAATATAAAACACACACACACACACGATGTTATTTCAACCATCGTTAACCATGGTGTTCTTTAAGTTCTAGTATTAGTAATATAATTCGGTCGGGCATCAGTTGGTACAAATGTCACTTCAATAGAAGGTGATAAAAGTTTCGATTGTAATTGTTCTCTCGACAAATATGGATTCTTTAAATCGCTTGTTGTATAACCATACCCAGGTTGACTTGTATCGGTAGAACTAGAATACAAATGAGGAACATTATCTGATGGCGTTCGATCTGAATGAACATGTTGGTTGATTCCTAAAGCAAGACACGCTTCTTGATTATTCATTTTCATAATTTGAAGTCCATTGTGTGTCATATATCGTCTATAGTCCCAATTTGAGTTTATATTTTCTGCATTTCGTATTCTTTCATTTACAACAGCAGATGGTTGCCAAGAAGCATAATTACGTCCATCAGACATAATTGGTGGAAAATTAAAATGTATGTTGTTTGATCCAGAAAAACATGTCCCCCAACTCATATAATAATATTAAGAAATATTATTATATTTCTACTTTGAATTTTATTACGATTCAAGCAATTTGACTAAATCGGCTTTCTTCAATTTAGCAAAATCATCAGTTCCAGTTCCTCCTTCTAATCCCTTTTCAATAACGAGAGATCGAAGTTTGTCCAGAGATAACTTTTTGTAATTGACTTTACTAGAACTTACAATTGGTGTCGTTGTGGGGACAACATCATCTTCTACAATTTGAATATCTGTTTCTTGTGGCAATACTTCAGTCGATACTTCAGTCAATACTTCAGGCAATTCTTGTGGCAATACTTGTGGCAATACTTCAGACAATACTTCAGTCAATACTTCAGTCAATACTTCAGTCAATACTTCAGGCAATACTTCAGGCACTGAGATCTCTTCAATTTCTACTTCTATCGGAGAAACAACATGATCATCTTCTATTGGAACGCTTTTTTGCTCAACTATTTCAATAATTGGTTCTTCATCAATAAAGTTAAGACTGATTTCTGGTTGAATGAAGTTATCATTATCATTATCTTTTTCTTTTTCTACATTATTTATTGTATTATCATCAGACAAATTGATATATTTTATTTTTTTATCATCTTCCTCATCTTCATCATCATCATCATCATCTTCATCTTCATCATCTTCATCTTCATCATCGTCTTCATCCTCATCCTCATCTTCATCTTCATCATCGTCTTCATCCTTATCCTCATCTTCATCCTCATCCTCTTCGTCTGAAACCGCAACTAATGATGGTTCGGTTAAATGTATTTCTTTAGTAGTTCCTGTAGTATCATATTTTGTTCCAGAAGATGTCAACACGTTAGTAACGAGAGATTTTAAACGATTCAGTTCTTCTGCCATTGAAGTAACTACTCCTACAATAGAAGAAAACTTGTTATTTTGGTTATTCATTCTCTTAATTAGAAAGACTGCTAATCCAGCTATCAATAATAAAGATAATCCTAAAAATGTGATATATGGGATAGTAAATAAAGAACAGCTCATTTTATAAATAGAATATTTTATATATTCATAAAGAAAACGAATTATAACAAATCATGATCATCAATAATTTCTTTTGGGTAATCCATATCTCTTAATACCTTCATCCCTCCTCGAACGTGTGAGATGCCATCTTTTAATATATATGTGTATTGAAACTCATTATCAATATTATCTTTTGTGTCCATATGACAATTTTTAAACTGTTTATGGTTTTCTAAATGTTTGCACAGATCTATAAAATGTGTCGTTAACATACAGTTTACACCGTTAATTTTCACTAAATATTTCATAAATGATTTTGCACTTGATACGGCCTCATCTGGATTTGTTCCAGAATATAATTCATCGAAAACGCAGAAGTGAGTTTCATTTATATTCTCATGAATAATATCTAGTATATCCTTACAACGACGCGCTTCCGCTTGGAACAAACTATCTCTCCCTGAAGTATCTGGAATATTCAAATAACAATGAATATATTTATATGGAATAATATTTGCAGAAGAATAGAATCCGCAACCAATTTGTTGACTCAGGATGACATTAATCAGAGAAGATTTCAAAATAGTAGTTTTTCCAGAAGCATTAGGTCCTGTAATAATAAGATTCTTGTCTAAGTGAATATCATTGCGTATTGGGTTCGCATCCTTTAGAACGGGATAATATGCGCCTTTAAATAGGTTTTTCTTTAATTGTTTTTTACCAGATTTTGCTTTTGGTTTTGATTTCTCAAACTTACAGAAAGATATATGATGTTCAGAGATATTCTTTACAACTCCATCAATTGTATCGATATATCCATTTATACCGAATGACCACATGAACGCATCATTCAACTCTTCGACAGTATGGATCGCATAAAATTCCTTCATTATTTTACCAAATTGAGCAACCTTGTTTACAGAAAGGGTATATGGTGTGATATGTTTCAGATTATCTTTTAATCCAGATAACGCCAATAGTTGAGTTGTTGCATGTGTATTAAACTCATTATATGTATTTAATTTTGTCGTATATAGAAGCAAATTATTCACATTATCTTCTGTGTGTTGAATATAATTACTTATTCTGTCAAAGAAATGATGTATCTTCTTCAAATTTTCATTAAAACGAAGACATGTTAAAATATTCTGGTAAATCGAAAATATGTAAAATACTGCACTAGCTAGCAAATAGATCTTCTTATCTGAAGTAACAGTATTAAAATGTGTGAATAATTGACCGATTGCGTTATTTTTGGCAATCTGTTTTAGAATTTCAATATATTCTGTTATTGACAATTTCAATCCTTTCATTTGTATTACGAAAAATGGAATGATCAATATAAAAACTGGCATTAACAAAGACATGAGAGGTGATGCTAGATTATATATACTCATCACTTGTAAGAACTCAGTAGACATATTCAAAGAGTCACATATTTTATAATTCCATTCTAAATAGTGATATTTCTCTTTAAAATTCGTATCATTCTTGATTTCATCCCAGATTGCCATTATTTCTAAGTAGTCTTCAGCAATTGACTCATTTTCATTGGATTTAAATTTCTTATACAATGTTTGTGTATCTTTTAAGTATTTCACATCTGTTGTGTAAAACTTTGTATTTTGTTCTAGAATCTTCTTTCCGAACAAAGTCTTTGGTTGAAATACATAGTTATATAATGGAATACTAGAAGCGTCATATGTATTTTTCAACTCTAGATCGGTCGTAATACTTTCATTCAGTTCCATTTTACTGGGGTTCAATGAAATAGGTAATTGAAAATAATCATTAATCTCTTCTATGTTCGATTTCATTCTTGACGTTGGTGATGACATAAATAATATATGCCATGATTATTTATGTTTGGTATTTAACGAGATCAGAGAAAATATAGAATCATAGAAAAAGATAGAATAAATGAATGATAGAATCAGAGAAATCAGAGAAATCAGAGAAATAAAATATATTAAGTAATTGATTTATAAAACTGACAAGCGAAAATATCAGTTGTCTCATTTTTATTGTGATTATCAAATTCTATATCACTTCTTATTCTCATATTATCTGCCATACCTCTTCTTCTTTTATAATCCCATTCTTCTCTCGATTTACAGAAATAATGATTGATATAGACTCCTATAGTTGGATCATTGAGACCTATTTGATTAACTGGACCATTAGTTATTCTACCTAAATAATCGTGTTGTATTCTATTTTTTTTTAATATCGGTGAATGTGGATCAGACATTCGATATATATGATTACATACAGAAATACATTTGACATGTTCATTCAATTTAGTTTCACATTGTGTAAATCGTTCAGTTAAATTTATCGGCGTATATTTCGATTGTCCACTATCTCCAAATAGTCGCCAATGTATTGCTAATGCGCCTTGACGACAAAATTTCGATAAAAAACGTCTAATCGGTAATAATTGGGGGTTATTGATCGTTATAAATTCATCGCAATCAAGATAGGCAACCCATCTCCATAAATGAGAGAAATACTTTAAAAAATGATTATATGCTGGAATCTGTTTCACTTTTCCTGGAAAATGGATAATATAAATTTTCTTTCTTATTAGTGGAAACTCTTTTTGTTTAGAAAGAAAAATTGGTAACCGAGCACGATTATTATTATTATCATAAATATATATTTTTTGAAATCCCATCGCCAAATGATACAGAATCCATTCAATAATATATAGTTCTTCTCCTTTGGCAATACAGCATATCACCGCATTATTCCACCTAGTGAATAAATTATTCTGTTTTATTACTTTGGACATATTATATATAATAAATATATAATATGAAATATATGCGTTATCCTTGACAATAATTAATTAGATCAATAGTTTATCCAAATTGCCTGGTAATTCATTGATCTGTGTTGCGTAATGTGCTTCGATTTCGCGTATTTTTGCTACATCACGTCTTGTAATGAAATTGATTCCAACACCTTTTCGTCCCCATCTACCAGAACGACCAATACGATGAAGATATGTATGTGTACATTTTGGCAAATCGAAATTAATGACTATACTAACCTGCTGTATATCAATACCTCTTGCAGTGACATTAGATGAGATCATGACTCTATATTTACCAACTTTGAAATCAGTAAATGCCTGATCTCTCTCTTCTTTCTCCATATTACTATGAATACAACATACAGGAAATCCATCTGTAGACATGGCATCATATAGATCCGATACTCTTTGTAGACTATTAGCATATATAATACATTGACTCACAGAAATTAATGAATATAGATCCTTCAGTGTAGCATACTTTTGTTGGTCATTTTCGATCGCAATGTAATATTGAGAGATACCTTCCAATGTCAATTGTTCTGATTTAACTTGAATACTAATAGGATTTTTCATAATTTTATTGATGATAGTATGAATATAATCTGGCAAAGTTGCACTGAAAAGACAAATTTGTATGTCTTTATCCAATAATTGAAGTATATTATATACCTGTTCTTTGAAACCAAATGACAACATTTCATCGGCCTCATCCAAGACGACGACTTTAATATTTTTACAAATTTTTTGATTTTTCTTTAAAATATCGAATACTCTTCCTGGACATCCAACAACAACGTGAGGAGGCGTATTTCTCAAAATAGATAAATCATCGTCAACTGAACTACCGCCGACCAATGTTTGAACTTGTAATCCATTCATCATACAACCGATTCCATTAAATACCGCAGCAGTTTGTTTACTCAGTTCTCTCGTAGGAGAGAGAACTAATACTTGTGGGTGATTCGATTCCAAATCGATATTCGACAATGCACCAATTGTAAATGTCGCCGTTTTACCGGTTCCCGACTGCGCTTGCGCGATGATATCACGTCCCATAATCATTGGTTGAATGGCTTTCTTTTGAATAGGACTCATATTCTCAAATCCATATGCATATATACCTCGCAATAATTGTGTAGGAACATTTAATTCATCCCAAGAATTAACAGTAAATTCTGGTATATTTTCACAATTATTTATTTCTGTCATATATTCATATTTACAAAGTATTTTTTAAGCACATTAACCATAATATATTATAATGACAAAAGATATAAAAAAAAATAAAGGTTATATAATATTGTATGACACAACTAATACCAAGAAAATATTCATTAAAAGAAATTAATGAAATATCATTTGATGGGTTTGTATGTCATATACCACAGGAAACACTTTTCATAATTAATGATTTGGCAGCAAAAGTAGGGTCTCCAACCTATGTGAAAACTCCAATTTTCAATAAACGCAATGGAATCACGAATAATCCAACAACAACGAAAATGCCTTCCATAATTAGAATAAATAAGAAAAAATTACAACCTACTGAAATACTTAATGATGATGATTGGGACACAATTCGTTCATTCGAAATCACAAAAATAGAACAAAAGATTGGATTCGATATAGAAATTGTAAATATTCGTTCTCTCTTGAATATGATGACAGAAAAAAATTATATTGAGAAAAAAGCAGCAATCAAAGAATTACTAGAGAATATATATATTAATGGTGATTTAGATAACATAGAATTGATTAGTAACATTATTTGCGATATTGCTTCAGAGAACCGGTTTTATTCAGAAATATATGCAAATTTATATACTGAATTATGTGGTAATAACCCTATTATGCTTACCATCCTAAATAACAGAATAGATCATTATATGGATTGCTTTAAGGAACAAAAGACGGCAGATCTCTCTGATTATGATCAATTATGTAAACTGAATAAAGAAAATGATCGAGTAAAGGCATTTAGTTCATTCATTATGAATATTGTCAAAATTGGTACAATTGATACGAGTTGTATTATAGAAATAGTTAATAAGCTATTTCAAGAATTCTTTTCTCTGATTTTGATAGAAAATAAGAAGACAATTGTTGACGAGATTGTTGAGAATATTTCGATCTTATATAAAAAGGCGTGGTTTGAAGGTTATCTCATAGATAGTATATTTGGAGAGTTATCTTATCATGTATTAATTAAACAACTTGCTGCTTTGAAACTAAAACAGTATCCAAGTATAACAAATAAATCCATTTTTAAATTTATGGATATTTTTGAACTATGATACTCTTCTCTCTTCTCTCTTCTCTCTTCTCTCTTCTATTATTGTGTATATTATGTTCGTAACCTGCTGTTTAAAGCAAGTATCAAAGTATCCTAGTGTATAACGAATTATCACATTTTCCAGTTTATGGATTTGAAAATGTGATATTTAGTATTTTAATATTTATTGATATAAATATTAAAAACTTATTTAATCTATGGTAGTATCTCGTTTAAATAAGAATATAACATATAAAGAATTGAGTCGACTGGAAAAAGAAGATGCATTAAAACAGTCTATATTATATGAACTCGAAATAGAAAATGCTCAAATACCCAAAGTAAGCATCGTAATCGCAATAGGAAATGCAAGAGTAAATTATGAAACATATAATCCAGGAGTTGTATACTTTCCAATATACTTTGTCACAAAGAAAAGAACAGCTCTTCAAATAGGTGTTTATGAGATTTTGAAAAATGAATTATACAAGTTTGTAAACAAAGAAAATAAAAATGATATCAATGATATCAAGAACTATCGTTTATTTGAGCAGCCATTACTATGGAGTTGGATAGATAATTCATTTATAATAGAGAATAGATTACCTCCAATTGTAGTTGAAAACACCGAAGATGATAGTGATGATGATGACGATGATGAAGAAAATGATAGTGATGATGAATCCAATTTTGAAAAAGGTAAACAAAGAGGGGGTCGTTCTCCCGCAGTAGAATATGTTATACCTGAATACAGAAAAGATATATTTACATTAATGGGAGACGTTCGAGGACCTGAATTATTAAAAGAAGAAACAAAAGAGATTGCTGATTTGATTAAAAGAGAGAACGATTTGAATTGGATTAGTAAGTTTATGAAGAATGAAAATTATGATATTTCTGACAAAGATAACTTCTTTCATGCCATACAATCAGCATTCGAACAAATTGGACAACAAACATTTGAAAAGAAGTTGCGTAAAAAGCTGGGCGATTCCAAGTTTATAGAATCCTATTTTCATAGACAGAAGATGAAATATAATGAATCAATGAAATATTATCAACAAACGCAAAAGAAATTAGAGATAGAAGAGAGAAAAAAGGAAGAATATAAAAAGGAGTTGAAACAGAAGAAGGCTACTGCCACAAAATTACAGGATTTTGAGATCAAAGAATACAATCGATTGAAAAAGGAAATCGAATTATTGACGATTCAAAAAAATGAATTGAAGACATTGAAAAAAGAATTTGAATATATGAGAACTATCGATTCAGTTGAACAGATGAAAGATTATATTATGTCAAAAAATTATAGTATCGATGAATATACTCTCTCTTTCTTGGAGAAGTTGTTAAAGGTTAAGTTTATTCTTTTCTCTGAAGATTCAAATAGAGAGAATGATTTGAAAGGAACAATTGATTGTGGTATCAAAGATGAAACCTTATCGAAGTTTCAACCAGAATACTACATTTTATTAGAGTTCTCTGAACTGAAGAATAAATATAGTCTCGTTAGTTATAAAAATAAAAAAATATTTACATTTAAGGAATTACCATATGACTTGAAGAATATAATATCATATAAATGTGTTGAAAACGTAGAAGGTAATTTTAGTCGTATTCCAGAATGGCAGCATTTTCACAAAGAAATCAAGAAGCGTGGCAGTGCTTATGGTGAATCAAGAGAAGATATTGATCTGGAAGATGTTGTTGTTTCTGGTATTATGCGAAAATATGACGGAGTAAAGATACTAATATATTGTCCTTCTTCTCATAATAAGTTTCCAGGAACTGTTCGTGGAGAGATAATGCCATTCGAAAAGAAGATAGATTATATGCTTCTCTCAACAATAGATAACTGGAGATGTATATTAGATAATAATTGGACCGGGACAGATCTCAATGAAAAAGGTGTTTTGAAAGCATATCAATATGAATTAAATGGATATTATTGGGCAAGTGTACAGCATTATATACAAGCATGTAAGTTCAAAGAAGATAATCCTGGATATTATAGTAAATTTGCATTAGGCACTAATGATTCGGAGGTAATAATGAATACTATGGATAGACACACCAATGAATTATCTAAAAGTGTCGAATTGGCAATTTTTATTGGAACAAAAACTCCTGGAAAACTATTTAAAGGCACACAGCACGGAGAACTAAAGGGTTACAAAAGAGATAAGAGTATCCAAATTGATCGAGTATATAATGAAGAAATAGAATCACGTAATCTAAGAGATGCTTTGTATGCCAAATTTACACAGAACCCAACATTTAAGAAAGTATTAATATCTACGAATGAATCACAATTAGTTTATGCGCCTTTAAAAAAGAGAGAATATCAAGCAGAAGAATTAATGAGTGTAAGAGATCTCTTGATAACTTATAGTAAATGAAATGAAATGAAATATGATTATGATTTTCTCTCTTTTTTGAATAATTCTTTTACACATTTTTATATTTCAAATACAGATTATTATAATATAAAACCATAAAATAATACATAAATAAATGGATTTTGTATATGTATTATTTTATGGAAGTGAATGGGAAGATATGATTATATTATTATTAAAGGAAGATGCTATAAATGAATCAATAAAACACCCAAATTCCAGAGTTGAAATTTTTAGTAAAAATAACAAATCTGGATATACACCAACTTATAATTATTATAAAAATGGAGAACTTATACAAAACTCATAATTTTATATAAGAAAAATAAACGGCGTTTGAAATGTAAAAAGGTGTAAAAGAATTATTCAAACATGATTTAACAATTCGTTCCATATGGATCATTTCTTGGGTTTGGGCTTAGAGGACAACATCCATATTTTGAATGAAGACAATATGGTTCTGGAACAGGAACATAAACAGATGGGTTTGTTGGCATTTTACTGATCCTAATGAAATATAAAATTACAAATAGTAATACGAGAACGCATAATATTAATAACCCTTCATCTGAAGACATATAATAAGTAAAGAGATTATTATTGAAAAAAATGCCACCAAAAATACATTTATAATATATATTGTAATAATATATATTATATTAATATATGTTAAATAAAAAGAGCACAGATTTGATCACTTTTTTTATAGAAAATAAATGTTTATACACTGGAGTAAAAACGTCGAAACAGACACACAATATATTTGAATATTTATTAGAACAATTGACCAAATCAGACAAATATGTGAGAAAATTACGAGGCACATTTCAACCTACTGTATCACAAATAAAAAATATGAATGATATACCTAAATCTTCCATATTTACAGATGGAGCAACACCAAAGCATATAGAAGATTATATTCATGCTCATTCATTGTATTCTATCAAATATAAGTTTTCTCTCTTTCATCGAAAAATACAAATATTTTTCATTACAACCAATCATAATAAGATCGCAGTATACAATGAATATGCAGAGAGAATGTTAATGTGGTTATATATTTTACATACACAATCATCCAAGATATGTTCTGTTAATTTGAACGTATTCGTTTATTTTACAAGCATGGAAAAACTATTGCCTCATCCACATGGTGAACACAAACACTCTATTTTGGATGAGAATAATGTTAACACAGCATATACATATACTTGTCGAAGTAATAATGATATAGTGATTTACAGAAAAGAAGAATGGTTCAAAGTATTCATACATGAGACATTTCATGGATTTGGTCTGGATTTTTCTGGTAAAGATGATTATAACACAAAAGAGAGAATACTACAAATCTTCAATGTGAACTCTTCTGTCAATCTATTCGAAGCATATACTGAGTTCTGGGCGAGAATTATGAATGCAGTATTTACTAGTTATTATATTACAATAGGAACAAAAAGGCTAGGAAATGTCTATATTGATAAAAACCATACTTCTGTATTTATTGAAAAATGTGAAATGTTTATTTATTTGGAACAAATTTATTCCTGCTTTCAAATGGTAAAAGTTCTCAACTATATGTCAGTCAAATATGAGGATCTTATGAATTTCTCTCGTAATTCTTCTGTCAAAATGAAATATAGAGAGAATACTAACGTATTAGCATATTACGTAATCACGAATATATTAATGTTCTATTATCAGGACTTTTTTCAGTGGTTAAAAATAAATAATGTTTCTCTCTTTCAATCAAATCATAATCATCCTTCTTATCAAATGAATCTTTGTAATTTTATTAGTTCTCATTATAATCGACCGGACTTTATTAAAGGGATTCGATGTTTACAGGATTCTCTTTTACAATTAAAGAAAGAACATGTCAATCTTCGTAATAATTTAAGAATGACATTATGTGAATTGGAGTGATAATATATAATCAAGAAAAATATAAATAAGTATTATAATAATAATAATACTATAATGGATCACTCAGTCGATTCTAGAATAGCTGATAATAAAAAGCAATTAAGTGTAAAGCAAAGTATTAATAATTTAATCAAAAATATCTATCGTTATAATTTAATTGAGATATTGAAGACTCAACGATTGACAGAAGAGTTTGCTGTGAATTATATTTTGAATCCAAGATATCAATTGACAGAAGAAGAAGAATTAATCACTTTCTCTGATGTTTTGAATTATCAAACTCATTTTAGTAAAAATAAGTTGTTGCGACTATTTCTCATTGGTCCAAATGATACTGGAGGACCGAACTTTGGTGATTATATATAAATATAATATTGATCAATTCTCATACTATGGACGACATACAGAAGTATTATAATATACCAAGAATATATTATGATACCAAAAACATGGAGAAAAATTATTATTCGACATAAAAATATTATATTACTTATTTTAGGAATAATTTTTATTATTTATTTGATACCATCATTTAAAGAAGGGTTTACTATGACAGAAGCATGTGCTGATACGTTAACTGAATACGCTTATATAAAACCTGTTTCGCCAAATAATAAATGGAGTGAATCGACAATAAATAATTACGTTAAATTTAGAAATACTCAAACAGGTTGTCCAGACGGCGTTGCTATAAATCCGGAGAAAGGTGATTTTTGTAATACTGCAGAATCTGTTTCGGGGATTGAACCGTTCGTATCAGATGATGAAGTAGAATATTATATTACAAATGGTAAATGGCCATATGGTTCATATGTTAAAAATTATTTACCAACTGCATGTGATATGATGAATCAAACAGCAACCAACAGTATACAACCAGTAACACCTGATTACATTCAATCAATTTATCCAACAACTTTAGCATATATGTTATTAATGGGTAGAGATGAAGCAAATAATATTCAACAAAATGGAGCAGCTCCATCGGAAGCTTACCAAATATTTACTGGAGTAATACCACCACCAGATCCGGTTGTTTCTGGTAGTGTGTCTGGTATAGAATGTTCTGTTGGAACTGCTCTTGGTGGATTTTTAAAATAAGTAATTGAATTTTGAGTTTGAAAATGAATCATTATAAACGATTGTTTATAATAATTTGTGGAATAATTAATTCGAAAACTTATTTATATTTTTGTATTTTTGTTATAATTTTTTAAACAACCTCAACCTGAACCTGTGCAACAGTAGCATCAACCTTGACGTTCTTGTGGAAGTGAGGACTCATGTATTTTTGGAGATTGAAGTATGTCAACTCATCCTCCTTGGTCAACTTCAAAAGAGTGGCCAATTTGCTATCTGGGATGATCTTTCTTCCATTATCAACGTCTTGGAGACTGTTTGAACGGATATAAGCATTAATATCACGAGTCACTGATGTTCTTGCCATCTCGGTTCCAGTTTCCTTTCCCAAGAAGATAGCCAACTCATCACTGATGCGGGTGGGCTTCACAAATCCACTTGGAGCACGTGTTTGAGCACCAGCAACTCCTTGCTTGCGCTTTGACTTTCCACCCTTCTTTTGGGCTGCCTTCAAGTCACGAGTCCACTTCTTCTCCAATGAACGATATTCAGTCTTGATCGAAGAAATCAAAACTCCCAATTGTTGAAGCTTTCCAAAAAACTCCAATGATTGAACAATCAATGTTGGGTCAGCATCAAGAGCAACTTGCTCCAAAACAATATTCTCCTCAACCAATTCAGTTGTTAGGGGTGTAGTAGTAGAAGCAACAGAAACAATATCGACAACAGGAGCAACTTCCTTTGCTGCTTTCTTTGCTCTTGGAGTCTTGACTGGTGCAGGCACTGCTACACCAGATAATTGAATATTATCGGAAATAATAGAACTGGAAGTTGACACTTCTTTCGCAGGGGTTGACTTAGTCACTCTTGGCATTTTATAATGTATCTAAACATAATCTTTTTAAGTGATTTAACGCAACAATATATATTATATATTTCTCATTGTTATTGATTTCGATGTTCAAAATAATTTGTCCTAAATATAAAAAATTCCAAACTAATTTTATAAATTATATAAAAATTTATAAAATTATCAAATTATCTCAAAATATCTCAAAATATCTCAAATTATCAAATTATCTCAAATTATCAAATTATCTCAAATTACATATAAGATACAGATTGATACAACCATGGCATCGCATTCTTAGCATTATCTGAGACTAAAGTTAATGATGCTAAAATATAATATGATCCCAAAACCTTGGAGTCTGTATCTATGCCTGAATGTACCATTCTGTCGAATATATTCAACAATTTGCTTTGTATTTGCTGTAAATTATAATCAACATTAATATGGAGCCGATCATTTATAAAAGGATTTCCATTAGGTTGACAAATATTAATCTTGATCTCAGCTGACAAGTTGGCGCGATAATTCCAAATATCACATAATTCTCTATATAATTTGAATAATTGAGCTCTCGATAAAGAGAGAAACCAACTAGAGTCACTATAATTTCCCAATGAATTAATATACTGAAATATATCCAATGCTCGCAATTCAATTCTTTTTGCTGAACTTATTTGAGTATTCTCTGATACAGACGGAATATATACTTCGATTGGTCTATTCATTGCCTTGCCAATTTTTATGATTTTATAAATATCATTGATTACTTCATTTGGAATAAGTTCTCTATTATATGGATTTTGTGGAGACCCTTTACATGATTTAGTAATTATATTGTAAATTGAAATTATGTTAAAACCAAACGTAACACCATTTACAGTATAACTAAAGAATTGATTCGCATCGATTTTTTTCATCTCATCCATTGTTAAGAAATCCTCATCATTCACACAGATACTTCTATTCTTAAATCCATCTCCTCGAAAGATATTCAAATTACGTTGCAGTTTTCCTCTGAATGTTTTCTGTATGAGAACAGCATGCTTATAATTGTTATATATATTTTTATAATATTCGTATAGACGATCTAATAATTCTATTTTAGTTCCTGACAATTTTTCTTTAACGACCTTTAATTGTGCCTTGATCTGTGGAATAGTATACTTATTTTTATATATAATATGATAATTGTCAGGGGTGAATTTTTCTAAATTGGGTTTTTCTTTTTTGGTTCGCATAGCAACATGTGGAAGTATTTCATTGTTTGAAATTACAAAATCAATAGGATTCTGTGTTTTATTTAGCATTTGTGTATATATTATACCAATACTATTCTTTTGAATATTTATTTTATTTAATATGTTTAAAACGAAATTTGCATTGTCTTGTCATGTCAGTCTTATGTTCAAATATAAATTATAAAAAAATTGATTTAAAGATTCCAACGTAAAGTATATTATCATTAAGCAACATGGCAGAAACCGTTATTGACGCAACCCAATTCAATTGTGAAATTATTAAATATACCGCACCCAAAGCAGGGGGTGCTGGTGGAAAAAGTGTGAATATCTTGAATAGAAAGACGAACACTCGTCTCAATTTGTCTACTCCTGTCATGTTGACATGGGGAGCATCTGATTTTGTTGATCCACAATCAGGCAAAGGCAATGGAAAATTCGATATGTCACTCCAATTTCCCACCGATGAATATAAAAATGATGAAGCAACAGCCTTCTTGGAAAACATGAAGCTGTTTGAACAAAAAATAAAGGCTGATGCGCTTGCCAACTCAAAAGAATGGTTTGGCAAATTACACAAAAGTGCTGAAGTCGTTGAAGCATTGTATTCACCAATGCTGAAATACAGCAAGGACAGAAATACAGGTGAACCTGATTTGAGTAAATCTCCTTCACTAAAAGTCAAACTTCCTGTTTGGGAAGGTGTTTGGAGATGTGAAGTATATGATGATGATGGTGTAAAACTATTTCCCAATACTAATGGAATAAGTCCTGTTGAGTTGATTCCAAAAGCAACCCAAGTAAGTGTTCTAATGACATGCGGTGGACTTTGGTTTGCCAATGGTAAGTTTGGAGTGACTTGGAAACTTGTTCAAGCAATGGTTCAAAAACCGAGAGCGCAATTGATTGGTCAATGCTTTCTCAAAGTGCGACCAGCTTCTAAAGAAGAACGATCTCGATCACCAAGTCCTGTTCCTCAACAACAAGAACGTGTATTTGTAACACCAGTCGCAGAACAAGTATCTGTATTGGAAATTTCAAGTGAAGTAGCAGTCGAGGACTCAGATTGTGATGACGAAGATGATCATTCTGTAAGCACTCAACAAACTTCTGCGACTGATCTAGAGTTTGGTGTTGCAAGTGTAAATGTTCAAGAAACGAATACTATTCAAAGCATCGCAACAACTGAACCGAAAAAGCCTCGCAAAGTGGTGAAGAAAAAACTCGCAGAGTAAAATAATTGAATAATTAATAAATAATACTAATACTAACCGGATAATATTTTATTATAACTTTTTTTATAATAAAATAAATTGGATTACTTATTTCAAATCATTATTTGAGAAATGGATTGAATTTAAATTATATTATTATTTCATTCGTAATACTTAAAATTAAATGTTCTTAATCCTTTATAAGCAATGGATCCAGAAATTATCGATATTTCTAATTTGTCAGAAAGTTTAGATGCACCAATGAAATTGAGCAATTGTGGTGGTGGATTAGAACTCTTAATGAACGACAAAATCAAAGATAGCTCAAAGAAGGTCGAATTAGAAGATATTAATAGTTTAGAAAATGAATTGAATAATCTAGTTGACGATGATATGTTCGGTAAATCTTATGAACACAAATCAGACATATTTAATATTGGAAACAGTAATAGTAATAATGGTGTTCGGTTCTCAGATGAATCCAAAACTATTCATTCAAACAGTGGTTCCAGTAGTAATTTAGGACATGCTACTGCTTCTACAGAAAATGATAAGAAAACATGGGATGGATTCTCCAAATTCAATAATATCCCTGTCAATCCAGACAAAGCAGTTCCTTCTCAACCACAAATGTCTAAAGAAGATATGTTAAGAGAGAAATTCAAGTTTCTGAGAAAATTGGAAGGTTTAGAGGCAAAAGGAGTCAACCTTACAAAGAAGTATACTATGGAATCTTCACTCTTGGAAATGCAGGGAGAATATGAAATGATTATGGAAGAAAAGTCAAAACAGAACTCTATGAAATTCCAAGGAAATATGTTGATGGCATGTATCAATGGGATTGAATTCTTGAATAATCGTTTTGATCCATTTGACATTAAATTGGAAGGATGGAGCGACCAGATCAATGAAAATCTTAACGACTATGATGATATTTTCTCTGAGTTACACGATAAATACAAATCGCGTGCATCTTTGGCGCCAGAACTAAAACTCCTTTTTCAATTGGGTGGCAGTGCCATGATGGTTCATATGACAAATACTATGTTCAAATCTTCTATGCCTGGAATGGATGATATTCTCAGACAAAATCCAGAATTAATGAGACAATTTCAAACTGCTGCTGTCAATTCTATGGGACAATCGAGTCCTGGATTATCTGGTTTTATGAATGGTATTATGAGCAATGATGGTCCTCCTCCACCACCAATGTCAACACAAAATCGTGATCCAATGGCGAATAGACCTGGTAATAATTCATCTTCAATGGGAGCAAGTGATTATAGTCGATTCTCCAACACTCGTCCTGCTTTTGATGATGGAATCAATTTTAGAGAGAATTTTGATGAACCGGGCAAGCGAATGGAAATGCGAGGACCCAGCGATATCTCTGATCTTCTCTCTGGATTGAAGACAAAGACTATCAGTATTCAAGAACAACAAAAAAATAATAATGATAGCACTATTAGTATATCTGATTTGAAGGATTTACAAGGAGACGGAGGTATGCCAAAACGTAGCAAACGACGTCCCAAATCTGACAAAAACTCTATCAGTCTTGATATTTAATTTTCCATTTTCAATAAAAGAGAGAAAGAACATGATTTTCATTTTCTTTGAAATAGCACATAGATGTGATTTATTTAATATATATTACAATATATATTAAATGGTAAATCATATTTTAACAATAATCAAAAATTACAATGTATTCAATTTCATCAACATCAACCGTTGCAACAAGAAATTTGAATTATGGAATAAATGTCACTTATTGTGATCAAATTGGAAAAATACATAGTATATCTAATACAGATAATTTGTATATAAAATTAAAAGACGAGTCATTGATCAATGTTAGTAAAAAATCTATTAAATCAACCCCACACGATAAAGGAGAATTAATAAAATATGGAGTTCTATACTATATTATATTGGAAATAACGGTTGAAAATAAGCAAATAATATATCATTTGGGTTTTGTAAATAATAATAATAAACAAATTGAAACATCTATCAATTGTTATGATAAAAATATTACGAGTATAAACAAAGAAAAACAACAAAAAACTATATCGTATTTAAAATTTATAGACAGATATAATTCTACGATATCGTATTTAAATAAAAAAAACAATTCTGACAATTTTACAAAACTGTGTTACAAAACAGTTGACATTGATATGGATCATTTTTTCAATAGATGTAAATTATATATGTCTCAAATGAATAAAATTGAACAAACCCTAAAAAAATGTCAAAATTCGAATTTAGAAATTGAAAATATATATAAAAATCCATTTCATTTTATTTCTCAAGAATACCAATTAATATCATATGATAAAGCAGAAAAAATTTGCGATGTGTATATATTATTGATCGATTTTAAAATTAAATTGGAAAAGTGGTCGTATGATTTATTTTTAAGAAAGATGAACGCAATATATATACCCAAATGGAGGTATACTAAGGAAATGAAGATTTTTTGTGAAAAAAGACAGCAAAGACCAGATAATTTTATAGAATATATAGATAAAATTATTATTAATAAAAAAATTGATAAAATGAAAGATATATTTGGTAAAAGTATAATATACAAGACAACTGAATACTTGCTAAATCTTGAAAAAAAAATGACAGATTTAATGATAGAGTTATACAATGATCAAGAGTATGATGATATTAATAATGATATAATAGAAAACCAAATAAATATTTATGAACAACGACAAAAGTTAGCATTAGGTAACCCAAATTTTTCATTTGAACTAGAACAAAGGGAAAGCGTTGTAAAGTCTGTTAAAAATAAATGTTCAATTATAACTGGTCCACCTGGAACAGGCAAAACCGAAATTTTAAAATGTATTAATTTCGTATTCTCTGAATTATATAAAAAAGAAAAACTGTGTCCAAAAAAATATAAAGAAGATACTAATAAGTATGTAAATCCTAATACAATTGGATTATTAGCACCAACAGGATTAGCATTTATTAATATGCAACGTTCACAGAATACTGAGCATTATAATATTAATATATCTGGAACTTGTCACCGAACATTATATCAAACTGTACCGAACATAAAAAAACACAAACGCCATTGTAATTGCGAATCATTATGCGAATATAATTATGACATTGGATTATTTGAGATAGATGAAGTTTCAATGTTAGATATGTTTGTATTTGGTGATATTTTAATGGCATGTAAATATTTTAATTCACGTTTGATATTACTAGGCGACGTAGACCAATTGCCATCTATCGGTGCTGGACAAATATTATTTCAATTAATAAAAACTAACATGTTTGCTGTAACTAAATTAAAAACGATAAAAAGACAAAATAATGGAGGATTAGTAAAAAATATATTAAAAATGTGTAGTAATCAAATATTAAAAAGAAATGATTTTATAGATAATTCAATGATTTTATTAGATCAAGGACCATTCATTTTAAGTAATAATGAAATAAATACACAATATTTAATAGATTTTATTAATGAACATCATTTTAATGTAGAAAACACAAAATTTATTACTAATTTTAATAAACAAACATTTACATTTAACACTGCAAGTTTGAATTTTATTTTACAAAATATATTTAATCCAATAAAAGATATAGAATATTATATTATTCCTTCAAATCATAAATATGAGAATAATAATATATTTAGAGTGGGTGACAAAATAATTCGAACAGAAAATGATTATACAAGTAAACAAATGAGAGCAAATGGAGAACAAGCTGAAATCAAAGATTTTGATGGAATAATAGTTACAATTGAGTATATTGGTGGTGCAAATGATATGGATAAACGAGACGAAATTAGCGTCGATGATTTATACGAAAATTTTGTGTTAAATTATTGTGTTACCGTTCATAAATCACAAGGAAGTCAATATCCAAATGTTATATATTTAATTGAACCATCATGTTCTATCATCGAAAAAAAAGCAATATATACAGCAATATCAAGAGCGAAAGAAAGATGTATAGTTATATCGAACGAAACTGATTTTATTAATTCACAAAAAAAAATAGACAACAAGGTATCATTATTTATGGAAGATTCTGATACTTATGATATATAATTTTCAATAAAAGAGAGAAAGACAGAAGTATAAGTATTCATATAATAATTGCAAAAATATTATATGAATTTAACAATTTAACGATTCGACACAATATATCAAATATGAGCAAGTATCTTTTCATTGATGGCAGTTATTTCGTATTTTATCGATATTTCTCTCTTGTTCGTTGGTGGAAGATAACTAATCCAGAAGATAATATGATCTCAACAGGGTTTACAGAAAATACTCTATTCGTTGATAAGTTCAAGAAGACATTTATAGATACATTAACTTCATTGCCGAAGAAACTCAATATACTTGGAGCAAAAATAATTGTTGGAAAAGATTGTAAGAGAGAAAATATATGGCGTAAACAATATTATAAAGAATATAAAGAGACTCGCCAGAAGAACACCGATATTGCATATTTTATGAAGTTGGCATATGATGAACTTTTCTTATCTGCTTCTGTTTCTCTGATTCTTCATCATTCTTCATTAGAAGCAGATGATTGTATTGCTCTTTATGTAAAACATTTATCTCAAAAAGGACGTGACAAAGAAATATATATTATTACAAGTGACAAAGACTATCTACAATTAACCACAACAAAAAATATTCATCTCGTCGATCTGGGATTCAAAGATCTGACAAAACAGAAGAGTAGTTATGGATGTGCTGCCAAAGATCTTTTCTGTAAAATTGTAATGGGAGACACTAGTGATAATATACCTTCTATCTTTTTGAAATGTGGACCAAAAACTGCGGAAAAATGTTATGATGACCCTTATTTCTTTCAAGAACGATTAAAGAGAGAAAATGCTGATGAACGCTGGAAGTTGAACCAACTACTCGTCGATTTTAACTATATCCCAAAAGAAATTCGTAATGAGTTTATACAATATTATTTCATTGATACCGACAAACGATTGGATACAACTGAAGCTGGAACATTTTTCTCTTCTTTCACTGCTAAGGGCGCTTCACCACTTTGATTTGTCAATATTTTCCATGCATTGACAATTTTATCATGATTATTTTTACAAGTGGCAACCTGTTTTTCTTTCTTTGTCACATCCTTACTACCTTCATGTAAATCTAATGATACTTGTATTACATAGCATAAATTATTATCCTTATCCTTCATAACATTAATAGCTGGAGGCACTATTAGTTTTTTCCCTACAAATTTATCGATTTTTGATCCCAATTTACGTTTCATATTTTCTATGATAAGATCACTTGAATCTGGTTCACCTCCACGAAGAATAGAACCTTTTTTGCCTCCATATACGATATTAGTTCCATCATTCACAACAATATTATTTTCCATAAAAAATGAATTAAAAAACAAAGAATTCTTTATTTCTTTATATTTATCAAAATACTTGGTTACATTTTGATTGTTCGCGATAGATCTGAGAATATCATGAGTTACATCTTCATAATATTCTCTTTTATAAAAAGGAATTACTTCGAAAATATGATTGTCTACAAATCTTGGATTACCACTATAATCATATGTTAATGTATTTTTTGTATTTTTAATATATAAACAGGATCTATTTTCAATTGACATGTCAGCTCTATGTGTTTCAATAACAAAAATAAGTTTTGAAAGGGTTGTTATATCAAATGTATCATATTCTATAAAAATTCTCGGACAAATTATTTTATTAGTCAATAATGTTGTAATAAATAATTCATCACTTATTAATTTTTCTGATTTTTCATATTGTGTATTATAATTATAATGATAACCAGTATTTGTCTGATCCATATCAGCAGGTGTATCAGGGTTAGATGTTTGTTCTATAAGTATTATTTTGTTAGTTGCTTCGTCTAATGTATAAAACCCTAGATTATTTTTCAGTACATTATTTCCTAATTTTGTAGAAAGACTTGGCAGATCTGTTGTATATTTATGAATTGTTATAATAGTAATACCTTCTCTCTTTTTTAATAATTCAGGAAATGATTCATTATCTGTATAACTTTCAATTCTACGAAATAAGGGGTCTTTAATTTGTCTCATTGTATTTATAATTGTTTCTCTGATACTTGGTCTTGAAACCGCGCCATTTCTCAAATTTTGTTCGTATATTATAATATTACTATTAAAAGAATTGAAAAAGAGAGAACCATCAAGAGGTTTTATTTGTTCTTTATATTTTATTAAATTGGAATTTATTTCTTTACATGGAAATATTCTATAGAAAGGGATTTTATCAAATATTTGGGTATCGACAAATTCTTTTGTATTTATATTTTTATAATCATAAATAAAGGTCTGTTGTGTCGAAAAGTATATATTATAGAAATTATTATTATGATTCACTATAAAAATAATATTATCCAAATTAGTTATGTCAAAACTAGAATAATCTATAAATATTCGTGGATAAACTATATATTTATGATCTGGTATGATTTTTGTATTGTTGTCAAAAATGTTAGTTAATTTATTATTATCATTTCTCTGATTATTATATTCACCAAGATTATTTCCAAAATCATATGATACTATATTTTCATTTGAATCATCACATCGTAAAGTAATCGAATTTTGTGTTGCATCAACATTTTGTATAATATAAAGATTATCTTGTTGTATTGGATTATTATCAGTATAGTTTATTTCAATAACTTTTATTTTCATCATTTTTAATGTTTTCTCGATTTGTTCTTTATCATTTTGGGTTTCTATTTTATTCCATCTGTCGTATGTTTGTTTATGTAATTGAGCATTCCATTTTATTGCATTTTTAACAGTATTTTCCCATTCTTTACCACCATAAGAAAATATTATTACTTTTGATTGAAGAGGAACAATAGGAGCTGGAACAACAACTGGAACAATAGGAGCTGGAACAACAGCTGGAACAACAACTGGAACAATAGGAGCTGGAACAACAGCTGGAATAACAACTTGTGTTTGATCAACCGGTGCTGGCACAATAGGAGCTGGAACAACGCCTGGTACAATAGGAGCTGGAATAACAACTTGTGTTTGATCAACCGGTGCTGGCACAATAGGAGCTGGAACAACAACTTGTGTTTGATCAACTGGTGCAATAGCGTCACGATAAGCTAACGCATTTCTCATACCATGATCATCACTAGCAGGAGTTTCAACATCACTAGCAGGAGTTTCAACATTATTGTCAGTAGATTCAGTATCGCTGTCAGAATAAATAGAAGGATTTATCAGAGAAGGTAAAGGTAAAGGAGAACGTGGAGTATCAGGAGGAGTATTATCTGGAATAGGAGGAATAGAAGAACGAGGAGGAGGAACAGGAATAATAGGTTGAACAGAATGAGAAGGTAAAGGAGAACGTGGAGTATCAGGAGGAGTATCATCTGGAATAGGAGGAATAGGAGAACGAGGAGGAGGAGGAGGAGTATCACCAGGAATAGGATTAATAGGTTGAACAGAAGGGGGAGGAACAGGATTAATAGGTTGAACAGAAGGAGAAGGTAAAGGAGAACGTGGAGTATCAGGATAAGT